TTGATACGTCCTCATAAAGTTTTGCATACAGGTCTTCGATTTCTGCGATTCGTGCTTTACACTGCTTCAAATCCCGTTTGTGCTGCGCCCGGTCAGAGGACACCCGGAGGTGCATCTGATTTGCAATCTTCTTCACAAGGGCTTCCCGATTGTTCACAGCGGCCTTTGCGTGTGCCTGAATGTCCGCAAAGACAGCTTCATGCAGAACACGGGCTTGCCGGTGACCGTGATTATTTTGTTTGCGACATGATTTGCGATGTTGCAATTCAGGTCTATATGAATGGAAAACCGTACAAGGCTCTGCTGACGAGAGATAAAGTTGAAGCAGCTCTAAAGTCAAATAAAATGAAGGCGTTGCGTGAATATTATAATCGTCCAAGCCGTGATGGTGGCGTAAACCAGATTATCAAATGGGGTACAGTTCGTCGCAATGAGCGGAAGTATATACCACAGCTTTATTGGGATAAGAACTACCAGTATATTCTTGCGTTTGATCCTGCACGCACAATGGATAACTCTATTGTTGGCGTTATGCGTATTTATAACGATCCAGAAAACGGCATGTGTGGCGACATTATAAATTGCGTGAACATGGTTGACCTTGCGAATGAGAAAAAATTCAAGCTCGATTCTAATCGTCAGCTTGAGCAGTTGCATGAGTTGATTCTACATTATAATGGTCAAAATCCTGATTACGAGTACATTGATAGATTGATGATTGACCAAGGCGCAGGCGGCGGTGGTACTTCCACATATGCGGACGGTTTGCTTAACAATTGGACTGATAAAACAGGCACAGAACATCGTGGTTTTATCGACGCAAATCATGAACTATATGAAGGGTATGATGCCCGTTACCCAGATGCTGTTGATAAGCTACGTCTAATTAGTCCTCGTAAATTCCGTACTGCAATGGTTGAGGAATTTATTGAGCTGATGAATCTTGGTGTCATTCACTTCCCTCTTGAATATAACGGTGGAGATTACGTTCAGGTAGTAGACGGTGTGGATAAATCAACTGGTCAAGAAATTTTGAAGACGCATGAACTCTCCTTAGAGGAACAGACTGCGTGGGTTAACATCGACTTGATGAAGAACGAGATTACGAGTATTCAGAAAACGACAAACTCTGAAAATACGACCGTAACATATGCTTTGGCACCCGACATCGCCAATAAAATTCACGATGATAGGTTTTATGTTGCAATTTTGCTTGCTCATCGTCTATATGAATTACGTCGTAAGGATAAAGTGCGCCAGTCTGCGGTGGAGACAATGACTACTCCGCCGATTTGTATTTCTAACATTGACTTCTAAGCAGAGGAGGTGAAAATGTGGCAAGAAAGAAAAAGGAAGATTTTGATGTTGTGACTGCTTCACAAACAGATGATGGTACTGTTGTTATTACCTCTTTGAATGAGCTTTCAGAAGAGAGAATGAATAACGTCATCCGAAATGCAGTTGCATCTTATGACCCTGAGAACAAGCAGTACAGTACATATTTGAAAATATCAGCCTCCTCTGAAACGCTGACGGTTGACCGAATTGATGAACTTGCACGAGGGTTACAGTCAAGCCTGACGAATGTGCAGACGGTAAATGGAATCATTCGTAATTACATCAATAAAGATGACCTGATTGGCATTACTTATGATGCGATTGAGGCGAATGTTAATACGGAGTTTAAATGCAGTTTCGCGCAGTTCCCTGAGCAGCGTAATAAGACAAAACAGGTAAATTACGCCCGTGAAGTGATTGATGATTTCAACGCACAAATCAACGTGCGAAGTCTGCTGCGTGCTGCCATTCCGATGACTTATGCAGAGGGCACTTACATTACATATCTGCGTCAGAAGGGTGAAAACTATATTGTAGACTACTACCCTCTTGGTATTGCTGAGATAAGCGATTACTTATCAAATGGACAGCCTGTTGTGCTTATCAATATGTCTAAGCTGAAGTCCGCTTTGAGCAAATCCATGCTGAAGGATAAGAAGAATAAAGCACTATTCTTTGAAAATCAGGAGACCGAGATTCAGAACAACTATCCAGATGAGATGTATCAGGCATTTAAGAATGGTGATACATATGCAAAATTGGATGTTGACCATTGTGGTGTGATTCGTATTGGCAACATGGGGCAGAAATATGGTGTCTCTCCCCTGTTCCGCGCATTACGTCCGGCATTGATGCTTGAAACTTTTGATACTTCAGACCGTGTAAATGCTAAGGCAAAGGCAAAGAAAATCATCTGGCAACAGCTTGACCCTGAGTTGATGGGACCAAACAAAGATAAAAAGGGCTTCTCTGAACAAGTGACGGCGCACGATAACCTGCTGCGTGCATGGAAACAAAATACCGTGCTTGTGACGACCGCTCCTTATGTAAAGGATATCAAGTATGTTGAGCCAAAAGTTGAGATGACAAATATCGAGACTGTTAAACAGTATCGCAACCGAGAGATGGCTGCTTTGGGGATCAGTTTCTTGAATACTGATGGTCAACAGACTGTTTCAACTGCAAAGGTGTCTCTTGACCAGCTGATGAAAAATATCGGTAAGATTGCAGAACAGATTGAAGATGTATTAAAGCGATGGTATCGTATTCGCCTTGAAGATGCAGGTGTAGACCCGATGTACTGCCCTGATGTGAAGGTCTCTACTACTGAAATGATGGGTATGGAGATGAAGAAGGCGATTGCTCAGTTCCTGTTTACAACTTTGAACTGTTCTTACAAGACTGCTTACGAGTATATGGGACTTCACGCTGAGGACGAACTACGCAAGCGTCAGGCTGAAACCGAGGAAGGCTATGACGATGTGTTTGTGGCTCGCCAGACCTCTTATACATCGACCGGTAGTTCCGGCGGTGGTAGTGACAGTGATAAAAAGACAGGCCGTCCAAAGGGTGAGGAAACTGAAAAACAAATTTATGATCAGCAGAGAAATGAAGATAGTAAGTGAGGTGATGAACGATGAGTAAGGAGTATTTCTATAGTAGAAACATCTGTTGCTCTGAGATTACGGAGCATCCAGATCACTATCTTGCCAAGTTTGTCATCTGCGATTTCTCAGTAAATGGGAATCAGGTTGCTTTGAACCGTGACACCATTGAAAGTTGGATGAGCACACTGGTTGGCAACCCGCTTGTTGGTAAGTTGGTCGTAGCTCCAAAGGGTGAACTGGATTTTTCCGGTCACAATATGAAAGTCGTCACCAGAAAAGACGATGATGGCAATGAATACAAAACTGCTGAATTTGACACTGATGCATTCGGTAGTTTTCAGTCAGTCGGTATCGAGAAAATTGACGATACCGACTTTATTGTTGCCTCTTGTAAGATCTGGAAACGATATCCAAAGGCTTGTGCGACGATTCTGCGCCGTATTGAGAGCGGCACATTAAACACCAGTTGGGAAATTGATGTGCTAAAAGCTCATAAGGGCATTGTGGGTGGCCGCATGGCAAAAATTATTGACGATGGCGTGTTTACTGCACATTGCTTGCTTGGTGCAAATGTTGAACCGGCATATAAGTGCTCTAAACTGCTTGAAGTCGCTGAAACCGATTTTGGTCTTGAATTGGCAAATGCCTATATCGAGGATACAAAAGAGATTTCAAATATAGAATCTAATGAAAAGGAGGCAAAAAATTTGGAACTGAATAAGGATAAGGAGACTCAGACCGCACAGGTCGAGCCCACTGAGCCTGAGCAGGCAGAGCAGGCTCCAGCTGGCGAGCCTGAAACCGCACCTGCTACTGAGCCTACTACTCCGGCAGAGCCTGATGTTCAGACTTCCGAGGAAGGCGGTGAAACCCCTCCCCCGACCGAGCCTGAAACCGGCACTGAACCTGCTGGTAAGCCTGAGCCCACTCCAGAGACTTCCAGTCTGACTAGTCGCGACCTTTATATGAAGCTTGAAGATGCAGTGTCAAAGATTAGCTCTGATTACTACATGACTGACGTATTCCCTGAAGACCACACCATCTGGTGCAAGAAGTGGGGCTACATGAACGAGCTGGATTACATTATGTTCCCCTACACTGTTGAGGGCGACGAAGTTTCTCTGGGTGAGCCGCAGAATATCACTCTGACCGTTTCTATTTCTGATGTCAATACCAAGATTGCGGAGCTGAATAACACTATTGCAAGTCTGAATACCGAGATGCAGAGTGCAAAGGAAGAGGTTGCTTCACTGACTCCGTATAAGGATCAGGCCGAGAAAGCAGAGGCAGAAAAGGCGGCTGCAGAGCTTGCACAGAAGAAGGAGGATCTGCGTCAGTACGCAATCTCCAGCAAGATGATTACTGAAGCTGAAGTTTCCGATGGTGGCAACTACGCAAGTCTGATTGATAATCTGGACGAGACCGGCATCAAGAGTGTGATTGCCGAGCGTTGCGTTGAAGCCGCTAAGAAGGCTCCTGCTGAAAAGAAGATTGAAACTTCTGATGTACATAAGCCTGAGAGTATCAAGCTGAATTTGAATGAAACCAAGTATAACACCACTAGCGCTAACAAGCGTGACGCATGGCGGGAATATTTGGGTAAGTAATAACATTTGAGAGAAAGGAAAAATATTATGATTCGTGAACTGATGGTGAACGGCGCGAAGAATATTCCCGCTAACTATGCCGCAAAGGTCGCTATGGTCACCGGTATGGGTGTTCAGGTTGACCACAAGGCTGGTCAGGTTAAGTTCCCTGACGCAGCTACCGCCGAGGGCATCGAGATGGTTGCCCATGAGTTTATCCCGGAGGGCATTTATGCAAGCCAGACTAATTTTGATGACTACGATAAGATGGTCACCGAGATTAAGGCAGGTGTGCTGGTGAAGCGCGTTCCTCTGTATGCTGGCGAGCTGTACGGCACCGACCAGTACAAGGCTGCTGATGCACAGGATGCCAATATTGGCAAGCTGCTGGAGGTCAACACTGACGGCAAGTGGCAGGTTGCTACCACTGGTACTTCTCGTTTTGAGTTTGCTGGTGTGATGGATGACAACGGCCACAAGCTGATTATGATCAGTGTGCTGCCCGAAGCAAAGACTGTTGTTTGATTGAGAGAAAAATCTTGAATATGATACGTGAAATTTAAGGCTATCGTTTTTGACGATAGCTTTTTATTTTGCGCGAAGAGAAAGGAAATGAATTATGGCACTGAATATTGAAGTGGCCGAGCTGATGAAGCAGCCTGGTCGTGTTTATGAAGTTGCTGAGAAGACTCAGTACAATCGCGCTATGGATGCCGAGGACAAGGAAATTGCTGAGGTTGTTGGCGCTCATGTTGAGGAGCTGATTGACAAGGGTGACCCCAACAAGGAGATTGCTCAGTTTGTTAACCGCACCGTGACTGATGAGCTGTATGGTGCGCCTGATGAGTTGCTGGATTCCATGTTTGAGCGTGGAAACGTTGGTGAGTTTGACGACTATGAGGCTGGTCGGACGATTAAGAATACACTGAAGGTTTATGACGCAGCTAAGGGCGGCAATGTGCCGAAGTCTTACCTGCACTATGAGACCATTAAGCCCGTCTGGCGCAATAAGCAGATCGAGGCTGACCTTAGCTTTGTGGAAGTAAGACGAAATTCTTGGAAGAGTGTGGCAACTCTGACCACCTTTATGACTGAGGCTCTGAAGAACCAGATGTTCTACGACATCTTCAGCATGGTTGATGACGCTATCACTGGTGGCGAGCAGAAGATCGATGCACAGGGTAAGGAGCCCACTATGCAGGATATGGACGCTCTGGCTCTGTATCTGAATGAGTATGCCGATGGTGGCAATCCCTTCACTGTCAGCCTGATGAAGTATTGCGCTAAGATGCGTCGTATGACCGGTTACGCTGAGTATCTGTCTGACGCAGCTAAGGACGAGTTCAACCGTTATGGTCTGGTTAAGACTTATGATGGTGTTGCTATCACTGGTATTAGCTCTGCTAAGAAGTTGGGCGATGGTTCCCTGCTGATCCCGGATAAGCGGATCTATGGTATCGCAGGCAAGATTGGTCGCCTTGACATGAAGGGCGAGACTCATACTTACGAAGATCACGATAACAACAACGAAAAAATCCATCTGATGGTCAAGGACTTTGCCTTCGGCTACAGCATTGATCATATCGAGCGTGTTGCTAAGATTGTTCTGCAGTAATTTTTACCAAAGTCAAATTTGAGCGGGGACTTTGCGGTTTCCGCTTTTATAGAAAAGGAGACAAATTATGAGTTCCGTGATGGAAAAGAAGTTCATTGACGTTCTGAACTGCGACGATAATGTGGTTACCATTTCGTCACTGAACGGTAAGGGTTATACTTTCGAGCCCGGTAGTGTGGAAGAGCCTTGTGTTATTCCTATTCCGCCGGAGGAAATCATGTATATGAACAGCACTTGTTCTGCGTTCAAGAATGGTGTTCTGCGTTTTCGCCCTGAAGAGCAGAATGAAATCTTTAAGGCTATTGGCATTAAGGGTGACGATGTTCTATTCATTGAAGATATTGATGATGCGATCATGAATCCCACCGTCAAGAATCTTCAGCGAATGATTGACATCAAGGATGGTTCTCAGTTTGAGCGTATCCGTGGTCGCTTTTATCGTATGACCAATGCTGGTGAGGATCTGTCTACTAAGGTCAAGCGTCTGATTGATGAGCGTTACAAGGAGCTCCGTGCTGGAAAGCGTAATAGTGAACTGTCTGTTGTGCCTGCGGCTAAGTCTGCTCCTGCGGACATTCAGGCGGAGCTTGAGACTGCAAAGAGTCAGGTGGCTGAAATGCAGAAGCAGATGCAGACTATGATGGCACAGGTGCAGGCTATGATGACAGGTGCGCAGCCTGTTGCACAGGACAGCTCTGCAGAAAAGTCTGCTGTCAAGCGTGGTCGTAAGAAGGCAGAGGCAGAAAAGGCGGAGGTCGTTCCCGCCGAGTAAGATTGGAGGGATTAAATGACCGCGTTTTCGGATGTATACGACAAATTTTACGAGCTGGTCGAAACTGACAGTAATTTCTTTCAGTATTTTGACCTGACAGAGAATGAAGTGCGAGATCTCGTACATGACCGTGCAAAAAGTTATCTGATGGAATCACTTTCTGTGATTACAAGAAACATTGAGCCGGAAGAGGATTTTAGTTTCGATGATTATGATTCAGAACTAGAAGAGTTTAATTCAGATCTCACATTCGATGAGATTGATATGTTAGCGCATTTGATGTTGGAACAACATTTTAAGCGTGAGTTTGGGAAGTTGAAAGCATTTAGCGCACAGGACCTTCCTACGAGTTTACAGGTATTCTCCCCTGCTAATGAGCGCACGAGTATTCGTGCTCTTGTGAAAGACATCCACGAGGAGAATATGACAATGCTAGATAACTATATGGCAAAAGATCGCTCTACCCGTAAGCGTAAAACCATCGACTATGATACATACGCTTCCTACTCTGAGTAAGGAGGTATACCGATGGATTTTTATACAAGGGCACGAGCTGTTGGCGGTGCCGCAAAAATGTCTAACAAAAAGGATGTAAAAATTGCTTTTGCAAAGCGTGATTTCGCTGCACACTTCAAGGATAGCGTTGACTATGAGGATAACACTCTAGTAAATGGTTTGCCCCAGAAGCTGGTCGTTAGCCGTAGTAATAGTATTGTTAAGGAAAAGAATATCTGGGCTTATCCCGGTGATTCCTTGAATCTTGGTGATATTGTGGATTGCTACAATTGTAAATAGCTAGTAACTGAAATTGAACCAAATGATGAGATTTTTCTTCGTGGAAAAATGGAATTGTGTAACCGCCAGATTCAGTGGCAGAATCCGATTACTGGTGAAATAGTCTCTCGCTGGGCAACGCTGAGTAAGCCATACTACGCGAACAACAAGGAGCTTGTGGTGACTTCACTAAGTCAGCGTGAGTATAAGGTGCAGATGCCTTTTGATGATGAGACTGCGTTGATTGACCTTGATAAGCGCTTTATGTTGGAAATTATCAATGGAGAACCGAAAACATATGTTACGACTTCTGTTGACCAGAGCACAGAGCGCTATGAGTTACATGGTAAGACGCAGGGATTCCTTGTATTGAATATCCGGCAGGATCAGTACAACAGTAAGACGGACAATGCCGAGAAGATGATTTGTGATTATTTTGAACCAAACAAACGTGATGAGCCTGATACTGACTCTCAGGTGACTGCTGCTATTAAGTACGCAGGCAAGCCGGAAGTTCGTGTCGGTGGTTCTTGGAAGAAATTCACTCCTGTATTTACAAGCATCACTGGCGAAGAGGTTGCGGAGACTCCTGTGTGGAGTACAAAATGTCTTGGTGAATTCAATGAATTTGTTGAGGTGCAGGCTGCCGACGATGGTACTTTTAAAATTCGTATTTTGAATAATAGTATTATGGATGGCGCGACTGTAAAAATTTCTCTGACAAATGCTGATGGTACGGTAAGTACATCCATTGAGTGTAAGGTGGTGAATCTACTGTGACAACGAGTGAGTTGATTACGGACTACAAAAACAAATTAGCTTTGAAGTTGGTCAATACGGAAGGGCTTGTTGAGGCGATGGGTAATGATGATATCGAAGAGCCCGATGAGGCAATTTATACTTATGTTTTCCCCTATTTTCATATCCCTGACACGATTGAAGCAGCACATAGCTATATTTGTTTCAAGGTAAATATGACCGACCGTAGTAACATCAATGATTGGTACGAGAATTTCACCCTGACCGTATAGGTTATTGTAAATCAGGCATTGATGAAGATGCCTTCTGGTTATGGTGGTGCAACACGAGTTGATTATCTGAGTGGCATTGTTGAGAAGCAACTGCACGGTAGTACAATTTTTGGTATTAAACAGCTCAAAATCACTTCAAACGTCGAAGATAACATGGATTTACATCATCGGGTTCGCATTATGACATTCAAGACTCAGGACTTAGATGACCTAGTGGGGTGCAACTAATGGAACTTCGAGAGATGTACGAGCCGAGTTTGATGATGGGTGAAGACTTCCCTATCAATGACAAGATTATGGTTCGGATGCCGACTGTTGGCGAAATTATCCGCTTTGGCGAAAAGAAATATTTCTCGTTGGTGTATTTGTTTTGTTCTACTTCGAGTGATTATAAAGCGCAGCTTGATTCTATTGGTGTGGACTGGCAGGACTTATCGGACTTCGATATGTTCCGTCAGCTTTTTATTGGCAATAAAGACCAAGATATGTCGATTCTTCTCGGAGACTTAGATACTAAAAATTTTGTGATGGCAAAAGACAACAAGACTGAAGAAATTGTTCTTGTGAACAAAAAGACTGGTGTTGTGATTGACCGACTCGCTTATGATTTAATGTCTGAGTATCTATGCGCCGCAAATGGCGTTGAGAAGCATTCAGAAAGAGCTGCAAACAAAGCAACGAGGCAAGCACTTATTGAAGAAGCGAAAGATAAAATGGAGCTTCAAAAAAACAAACCATACGAATCGCACTTGGCCGAACTTGTACTTTCGATGGCTTGTGTGCAGGGCTTCAAGGCTGATTATTTTCAAGCCATGAAGTATCCAGTGAGTGTCTTTATGAACCATGTAAGAAAGGTTCAGCAAATTAAAAATTACGACAATACGATGCATGGCGTTTATGCTGGCACCGTGGAATTTGGAAAGATTCCAAAATCACAACTGGATTGGACGAGCAAGGCGAAGTAAGTCGCCCTGCTCTTTTATTTTATCCAAATAAATTGAAAGGAAATATGATTATGAATTTTGATGAACTGATTATTGATCGGCCTCTCCGAGCTCATAAGTATAATTTTGATGGTAAGCGCATTTGGACAATGAGCAACCTGAAGGATCTGAAACTGACTCTGGGTGGTGAGACTGTTTATGCTCAGGACGAGCTGGGCACCAACATTATGGGCTTTGACCGTTCTAAGACTGCATCCGCCGAGTGGTCTAATGCTCTGGTGCATCTGGGTACTATGGCTGACCAGATGGGTACTGAGAAGCAGATTGCTTCTGGTACTGCAAAGCAGAAGTTTACCCGCGTGTTCTTCCTGACTACAGCTGATGGCAAGAAGCTGACTCTGCCTCATGCTCCTGTGGACATCACTACTGGTGTTCCCTTCAAGTACATTGATAAGGTTGATAACCGCAATGTTACCCTGGAAACTTATGAGCTGGGTGCAGAGACCACTACTAATTTCTCTGTGACTGGTACTGAGGTCACTCTGCCTACTGATAAGTGCAAGGCTGGTGATAAGTTTGCTGTTAAGATGACTTACGAGTCTGAGTCTGGTATGGCTATTGACAACAGCGCAAATAAGTTCTCTGAGGAGGGTGTATTTGTCATTGAGGCTCTGTGCTACAATCCCTGTGATAAGGCAACTAAGATCCTGACCAACATCATCTTCCCTTCTGCCAAGGAGGACGCAGCTGTTGAGATTGACTTCAACAATGAGACTACTCATCCTGTGACTATCAATGCAACTCAGGAGTATTGCTCTGAGGATAAGAAGCTGGTTCGCATCGAGGTCGTGAAGGAGTAATAACTATGGCTGAATCATGGTGTCGTGTATGTGGCAAGATGTACAATGCTTGCCCGCATTGTGATCCATCCAAGTCATGGCGTGTTATCTGTGATACTGAACCTCACTTTCAGGTGTGGGTGAATACATACGAGTTCCAGATTGGAGTTCGTCCCAAGGAGGAAGCTAAGGCTTGCCTGAACAACCTCCTAAAGTATAAGCGTATCACGCTGGATGAGGTGGAAACTTTTATTCCAGCAGTTCGTGATACATTCCATAAGGTTATGGATATGCCTGTAGAGATTGAAGTCAAATCATCTAGTGATGTAAAAGATGAAACGCCCGTGAAGCCGGTAGTTAAGAAAACATCAAATCGTAAGGGGCGGGCATAACCGCCCCTTCGTTTTTCGTGGTGGTTTTATGGAGAAAAAGAACAGAACAAAGTTTAATGTGAGCAAAAATCCAGCAGATAGAACCTATGATGGTGTGGTTTATGATAGCCGTGCCGAGATGATGTTCTATCGGGATATTGTATTACCTGGGCTGGAAAATGGTGAAATCGTAGAGTGCCGTAAACAGGTTCCTTTTGTATTACAGGAAGCGTTCCGCCGGGTCGATAAGGACGGCAAGGATGTAGCTGTAAGAAAAATCGATTATGTGGCAGACTATGAGCTTACATACAGTGATGGCAGTAAACAGGTAATTGATACGAAGGGTTTTGCTGACAGTGTTGCGCTGATAAAGCGCAAGATGTTCTGGTTCCATTATCCTGACGTAGACTACCGCTGGATCACGTACTCCAAAATTGATGGAGGCTGGGTCGATTACGACGACCTAAAAAAAGCTCGAAAAGAGCGAAAGAAATTAAAGCAAGCACAGACGAAAGGGAGATAAAATGAAGGTTTTAAATTTTCAGGAGCGAAATGAGTTCCTTGATGAAGTAGTTAAAGCATGTACTATTGACGGTGATTATCAGCCCGCACTGCTTGATGTGGTGTTTCGGCTAACCGTTCTAAAGTATTTTGCGGATTATGATTATCGTAGTGAGCCGCAGAGTGAGTGGCCGCGTATTGCTTACGAGTCTTTTAACTTCAAGATTAACAAGGCTGGTTGTGATACTTCTGCATTCTGGGATCAGTACGATTCTCTGGAGAAGGCTGTCCACGAGCAGATTGACCGTTCTCATAAGGAATGGCTTGTTCTTGGTCTCTGTGGCAAGCTCAACGAGATTATTAAGAAGCCTGACCCTATTTCTGATTTCGTTGACTTTATGGAGAACTATTTGAATGATGTGAAGGGTAACTTGAAAGACTTTGATGTTGAAAAGTTTTCTGAAGTAACTTCTGCCCTGCTGGACAATAAGCAGGAGATCTCTGCTGTGCTGGCAAAAGATAAAAAGGAATAAACACTTTTAGAGGTGGGTTGGAGGGAATTTTAATATGGCTACAAGAAGTAAACCGCTGAAGTTATGGGATGCTGAGAAGTTCAAGAACGTAAACCAAGTGTCTTTGAAATACTGGGATAGATATGAGACTGATATGGGCATCCGTGACCTCAGCCCGTCTACTGTTTACAATTATGAATCGGATTTCAAGCAGTGGATGATTTATGTTTTGGATAATCAGGGCAACGCCCCTGTGACGGAACTTGAAGAAGAGGATATTGAGGAATTTCTGTTCTACTGTAAGAAGCATGGAAATAACTCTGCTCGTATGAAGCGGCGCATGAGTACAATTTCTGCGCTATATCGGTATCTTCGCAAGAAGAAAATCATCAAAGAAAATCCGATGGAGTTTATTGACCGACCGACCAAGGATGTGGCTGTTGTGAAGCAGACATACCTTACGCCTGATGAGGTTAAGTTGATGCGAGAGAAGCTGAACGCTCTGGTTGAATCTGCGACCACCGTTCACATGAAGGATAATGCGATGACACTGCGTCTGTACGCTCTGTTCTCACTCTCCACGATGGCTCGTGTCAATGCTGTGCGGAATACACTCTGGAAGTCTATCGATTATGAGAACCGTATGGTACATGATGTTTTGGAAAAGGAAGGCAAAATCGTTGATTTGATGTTTAGTAAGGAAGTTTCTGAACTTTTGAAAGAGCTGAAGGAATACCGCACTGAGCATGATATTGAAGATGGCGGCTATGTGTTTGTTGGTACAAAAATCAATGGTGCATGGATGCCGATTACTTCAAGCACTGCCGGTGATTGGTGTAAGAAAATTGGTGAAATGATTGATGAGCCTACGCTGCATCCGCACGATTTCCGGCACAGTGGTGCTACCCTGCTGAAGAATGCGGGTATGAGTCTGGAAGATGTCTCTTCCCTGCTCAACCATGCTGGCACGGATGTGACCAACAAGTATTATATCAAGAAGGATACGACAAAGATTCAGTCTGCAAAGGATCGGTTTGAGATTTGAGGTGGAATGAATGGGAAGTCTTGCTTCTTCGTATACGAACTTTGATGATTTACTGGCCGGTGTGGTTAGCAGCGTTCAAGACATCCTTGAAGGTGTTGCGCCGGAAATTGAAACGAGACTGCAAGCGAGCATTGTAGAAAACGTACACTCGAAGAGTGGGCGGTCTGACGGAATCGAAAGCAAAAAAAATATCGTAAGTAGCGTTACTACTGACAATAATGTGGTGACCATGATAGTGAAGGATATTGCAAGACCGCAGGCATCGTGGTGCAAAACACTATTCCGAGAAGGAGATAATGCAGCCTTAGAAGGAACAATGTTTGCTAATTGGATTGAGCATGGCTTGTGGATGGATATTGCAGAGTGGAATCGAATGGGGCGACCGAAGGAAAATAAACCAAAGCGTCCTGCACGTCCATTTATTTCAAAAGTCCAAGTTGAAGCGGCTATGCTCGTAAAAACCGCATTACATGAATTGTAATCCCACAATTTATTTGGAAAATTTGAATGAGAGGAGGCTGGCTTGAAGAAGCTGGCCGCTTCTCTTTTTTATTTTGAAAGGAATTGTTGAAAATGGAAAAGAGAGGTGACCAACAGTATGGATGAAAAAGAAAATACTGGCACAGAGTCTTCTGCCGTAACAGCCATTAAGGTCAAGGTTGTTATTGACACAAATAAAAAAGAATTAGACCAGCAATTTAATTCTGTTAAGGAGCATTATAAAGAAAAACCAGTAAAAATTGCTTTTGGAGTAAATCAAAACGACACTATCCGTAATATAAATGATGCACTTGATAAGGTAGTCAAGAGCGGAAAGTTAAAAACTCCAAAGGTTACACTTGATGTTAAGATTGACCAGAGTAAAGTAACTGCACAGCTTAAAAAAGCTATGCAATCTGCGGCAAAGCAGACAGTTAAGGTTGATACCGGAAAGTCTGGTTCTGCAAAAACGCAAGATACTTCAAAAAGTGATATTTCTCGCCTTTTCAGTCTTGCAAATCGTCAAGCAAAGTTAAAAGCGGATGAAGCATCGTTAATTGCTAATGGAAATAAATCATCTGAGTTGAAAGCGGTACAGACTAGATTGAGCGCAATCAACGATGAGATGGATAAACTCAAGACAAAAACAAAAGATGTAATTACGGAATCTCAGAAGTTAAAGCTTTAGGATATCGAAAAAACCGGAAAATTCAATGCTGACAGGAATACTGCAAAAGGTGCTGATTCGGCTGCAAAAGAACTAAAAAAACAAAATCAAGAAATTGCAGATGATTTAAAAAAGACTCTCACATCTCAAGAATCCGAGTATGAAAAATATCAAAAAAAGATTCAGTCTCTTGAAAACTATTCTAAGAATAACTCCAACTATAAAAATGATAATATCAAAAAATATTTATATGGAGAAGATGGAATTGGAAAAACTTCTGGAAAGTTAAAAGAGTTGCGAGATCAGCTTGCTTCTATTGAGAACACTACACCAGGGAAAGCAATTCAAGACTTTGATAAAAAATGCAAGACTCTTGATACAACTATTGATTCTACAAGTCAACATTTAAAAGAACTTGGATTTGATTTTAGAGATATAAATCAAGCCAATGTTGATATGACGAAGTTTAAGAGTGTTTATGAACGTGCAACGAAGTTAGAAGACTCTATTGCAAATAAAAGTAAATATTCTTAGCTAATTGATAGTTTAAACGGAATAAAAGCTTCTGCTGCTGGCTGTGAAGGCGATGTTACTGATCTTAGTGCAAGACTATCAAACCTTGAGGTTGAGGCCAGCAGATGTGGGGCCACTACAGAAACTCTTAGTCAAAAACTGTCTCGTCTGTTTAAGGAGCACTTCCAGACTGCTATCGCTATGGCTGGCGTTGCAATGGTCAAACAAGGTCTGCGAGAGGTTTATAATAATGTTCTTGAACTGGACACGGCTGTAACAGAGCTTAAAAAGGTCAGTGAAATGACTGGCGACGAGATGAATGAATATCTCGATAGAACTGCAATAAACGCTCGTAAGCTTGGTGCTAATATTTCTGATCTTGTAAATAGCACTGCTGATTGGAAACGACTTGGATATACGGATAAAGACTCTGAAGAGCTTGCTCGTGTGTCTGCTCTTATGGCTAATGTTGGAGACCAGATCGATAATGCAACGACTGCTTCCTCTTACCTAATTTCTGCAATGCAAGGTTTTGGGTTGGTTGCTGATGATGCAGAGCGTCTTCTGGACTGCATGAACAAAATCGCTAATACCGAACCAGTCAGTATGAACGACCTTGGAATTATCATGCAGAAAAGTTCCGCTGCGATGTTTGCCGCCGGAAATACATATCAGGAGACGCTTAGTTTGGCGGCTGCTGTGAATGGTGTACTTCAGGATGCCGATACGAGTGGCACTTTCCTAAAAACTTTGAGTATGTACCTTCGTGCTTCAAAAACAGATGCTGAAAATGCCGGTATTGCAACAGATGGGATGGCAGATTCTGTATCCGAACTTCGATCTGAGTTGAAGCAACTTGCTGGTGTTGATATTATGAAGGATAATAATACCTTCAAATCAACCTATCAGATTATGAAGGAACTTTCTGAGGTTTGGAAAGATCTGTCTGACACAACACAGGCAAATATTACTGAGCTGATATCTGGAAAGCGAGGAGGTCAGAGTGCATCTGCTCTGCTGAATAATTTTAGCGTTGCTGAAGATGCTATGAAGCAAGCGCTTAATTCTAGCGGCAGCGCAATGCGTGAGAACCAGACGTACATGGATTCCTTGCAGGCGAAGCTTAATCAGCTTGATTCTACATTCCAGAAGTTTAGTACGGACTTGATGAAGTCAGATATTCCGAAGTTCTTTGTAAGCCTTGCCACAGTTTTTGTTGACGGCGCGGATAGTGCTGTAAAATTTGCAGGTGCATTACCCACTTTGACAGCTGCTATCTCTGGCGTGTTGTCCGTAATGCAGATGAGCGGAAAGCTCAAGAATGGTGCGGGTAAAGTTAATATGCCCTCTTATATTTGTTGCGTATAAAATATAGGATGCGGCACCATGTAAAAATAAAATAGCCCCTAGAGTGCTGGGAAACCCTAAGAGCCATATCGCCTATATTTATATAATGTAGGAATCGAAAGATAGAAACAAGGATATGGATGCTATATGCTGAGATAAAAGCTCGGTTTTATCGTATTGTCAAAATATGGTAATAGTCGAGTGCTAAGTAGCGTTTACAATGGGCGGTCAGCAGCCGATCTACTTCCCTATTATATAATGTAGGAGGGTGGAAGGTTCATCGACTAAAAAGGGTCAGTGAGCAGCCACTGGAAGGATAGTCAGTTCTAGACGAAAGTTCAGAAGTCCACCTCAGACGTAACCAGACGACTTAAAGAAGTAGGTGGAAATGAGGAGACGTGCTATTCTCTGGCGCGATATAAGAAAGAGAAAATGATTAAATAATTGAATAAAAAGAAAAAGTACACTGTTGTTCGTTGACAGCGTACTCTAAAAAGTGTATAATAAAAGCAACCAAGAGTTCCAATAGACGGTTCCCTCGGTTAGCATCAAACAAATGGAATTAAAATCTGGACAATTTCAATCCCAATGAAGAGCTGCCTACTGGACATAGGCGGCTCTTTTACTTATCACGGCTCTCGCTGTGATGATGTAGCATCTTGAAAATCTCAAGAACAGTCTTAACAAAGCCAGCAAAACCGAAGAACAGCATTGCGACATAGTAGACAGTCTGAATGTCAAAATTCATGGCAACATCCTCCTTCCGACAATATTGCCGGAAGGCAGTTAAAGAAATACACGCTCCTTCTTGCCTTCCGGCTACTAGGAGGGTGACCGCCTATTTTTACATCTATGATTGGACAAGTTCGATGTGGAACTCCTGATTGCCTACTTATTATACACGCATTGACACGGCTGTGTCGATACTACTATAATGTAATTTATAATACATAGAAAAAGATGTTGCTTTTCTGAAATTTTCTGACTATAATAATATTACAATCGCGTATCCAAAATATACGGAGGTGTTTTATTATGGCTAGACCCAAGGGAAGTAAGAATAAAATAAAGGTTCTTGATGGCGTCGATTACGCAGCACAGATCGCTGAAAAGAATACTGCCGCAGAATCTATTGCTAAGGAGATTGCAACTATTAGTGATGATATCGCTACACTGAACGCCCAGCGTAAAGCAAAAGAAGCAGAGCTGAAGAAACTCAATAAAGAGATCGTAAAGCTCGAAAAGAAAAAGGCTGACGCCGATGAAAAGATTGCGGCAGAGCTGAATCGCAAAAAGGCAGAAGATATTGTTGCCAATGCACTGGCTAACGGTATGACTGCTGAAGATATTGCAGAACTGCTGAAATAAGGTATCATCATAATAAACAAGCCCGACTTCCCTACTGCAGGGAGGCCGGGTGTTTTAAATGTTCACGAAAAGTCCATTGCTATTGATTGTGTTTTAGCGTATACTATGAGTGAAAGAAGGAAGGTGTAAGCATGGTACTGCTAAATCAAGTGTCTGACTGGTTTCTTAGTAAAGAATCAATGACGCACAAGAAGCTTCAAAAGCTTTGCTATTATGCACAGGCATGGTACTGTGCTCTTTACGATGATGGTCCTTTGTTTGAAAATGAAATTCAGGCATGGGTTCATGGTCCTGTAATTCCTGATCTTTACCATCGATATTCTTGTTATGGGTGGGAGCCTATTCCTAAAGTTGATTTTAACGAGGGTATTCTAAATGAACGTGTTCTGAACATTCTTGATTCCGTATATAGCACTTATGGACCATACGACGGCGATCAGCTTGAAGCTTCAACTCATTCTGAAACTCCGTGGCAGAATGCTCGCAAAGGTCTTGAGCCTTGGGAACCCGGTACGGAAGTAATCACTTATAAAGCAATGAGGGATTTTTACAAAGCACTCTATGAGCAAGGACAGGCAGACTAAATTCAAACTTCCCGCACCAAAATGCACGGAAGTAAAAACGGAAGTATTTCCACATAATGGAGCCAAAGCTGAACAAAATAGTTTAACTTTTTCTTTTGCTTGCTTTGATAGAAGTCGTGATTTGTTTAATCTTGGTGGAGATGCAGAAGATAAAACAGTTGGCGGCGCATGGTTCCTTGATTTACTTGATTGCTTAAAAAGTGTCAGCAATAAAAAGATTCCAGAAATTAGAACTTCATTACATGATTTACATCCGATTGATTGGAGCAAAACAAATGCTTCTGCTCCAGATGGTGATGAACAACATGAATATTGGCAGTTCAGAATTAACAAGTCAAAGGGCAGAGTAATTGGATTTATTGTTAATGGAATAGAACATTCTGTATTCTATGTTGTTTGGCTTGATCCGCATCATAATCTTACTGACAGTGAAGGATATGGCGGAAAAGTTTGGTTTAAACGACCGGTTTCCGAAGCTGAAATAAGGCAATTAGAGCTTGATGGTATAAAGAAAAAGTATGCCGACTTACAAAAGGACTATAATCTTTTGTATGATACATTAAATCCAGAATAGGACGGGATTGTGGTTGCGAGGCGCTAGTGAACTCTAGTATGCCATTTCAGATGACTGACTGTGTAGACAGTTAATCGGACGAGTAAACAATCAGTCGAACCCGTTTTTAAGAAATTTCGCTCCTTACCGATCTGGTGAGGAGCTTTTTATTATATCCAAGTGCAAAAACGCCTAAAGGCTACATGTCTCTAGGCGTTTTATTTATGCCATTTTAGTCAGTTTCGGCTTACCATTCGTACCCACAATTCTTACACTTGAATTGTTTGCCGAGTTTCCTAATTATGTGTTTCTTTTGTTGGAGGTGAGTCACTTGCTTTCTTATCAATGTGGAAAAAGAAAACCTTATCAGGAGAACTTGTCTATATTTGGAACAGTTAATCCTAAATGGGCAAGAACCAACCTTCCATTAAACGCAAATACGATTGCTTATGCCGAAGTATAGAATTACGAATCTCAAAAAGAAGAACTGATTCAATTCACTTCTGTCAGTGAATTTTTTTCATGGATCGACAATCCACCCGTAGCGTTCAGGTGTATATAAACGTTGTGCGCCTTCGGAAGTAACTGTAATAATATCGCATTTGGGGCTTACTAAACTGTCAATTTCGGCTATTTCGCAGTTTATGCCCTGAAGGAATTCAACCATTTCTTGTAGTTTAAGTGTATGGATATTATCTCCAAGCTTGATGAGTTTTGATTGATAAAGTTTATGCTCACCACTAGCTGCATAACCAATGTCGTCCAATGTATTCGGTTGAATTTTGTTATGGCCTGTATCTGCTCTAAGTATCACATTTTCGCCATTCTCGATGCCACATTCGATTAAATAAACAGTGCTATTCCCAGTTTTCTGCACCAGCACATTTAGCAAGAATCCAAGCTCTTCTTGGATAGGCATCTTTTGAGCTGACGTAATTTTAAGTGTATGAAGGATAACGTCGTTTAGAAATTCGCCTGTGTCAAGTCTAGCATCGCCGGTGAACGCAACGACATGGTTTGTTTTTGTAATATACGCTTTCTGGCTATGGTCGGACGGCATAGCGATAAACGGATTGTCTGTTATATGACGTATGAGTCGCCAGTCCGCAGACACAACGATTCCTTCTTTGTTTGCGATAGCCATCACTAAGGACATCCAAAACACCTTCATTTTTTAATTCGCTGGGGAAAGGATTTCTTATATTATGAAAATTGAAATTGACGCAAAAGAACTCACTGCCCTTCTTGACTATATCAAGGGACAGCGAGAACCTATCGGTAGTGTAGACAACTTAGCGAAGTCCATCATGGAAAATCTTCCACATAAAATGGACGAAGTATTCGTTAGATATTAAAAGCCTTATCACTCTAAGCAGTCAGGGACGAAATCCAGTAAGTTCTATCATCTTCAACTGCTAAAATGTTACACGCTTCACTTTTGTATCGGAGGTATTCAAATGAACGATTTTAACATTATTTCCGTTAGAGTACGGAAGATGCCTCCGTTTACTCAGGAAGAACGGAAACGAATTTTTTCACAATGGAAGGCTATACTTAAATCTCAGGGTCTGGAATCACAGAAGGGTCAATCTCAAACTCAAGTCTAATCCGTTCCATTGCTGGATTGTATTTAGTGTGTAGTTCTCCATACCCTATAACATCTTGACCGATAAGAAGTTCATATTCAAAATCTTCTGGGTCCATAACACAAAACAATGTATTGGGAAGAATTATGTCATCGCCATAGCCAATTTTCAATGTGCAGACTGTAATGTCAGCCATTTTAGAATTTGTGATTGATTTAACCTCTTGTTGAGTTGGCATGATGGGTAAGCCAAGTTTGTTGGCAATTTCTCTTGCGATGCAACATACGGAGCTTCCAGTATCCCAATAAGCTGTTAGTCCACGAACTTCCTTTCCGTTGAATTCTGCACTAGCAGGAGAATGAAGACAAAAATCTTTCTGAGAGACACCGTTTGTTGTTCTTTGAAGCATTTTTATTCTCCTTTAAAACTCATATCCGCACGCTTTGCACTTAAACTGCTTATGCGCCTTTCTCGACCATACGCCCCAGACCGCTATATCCAAAGTCTTGTCAAACCCGGAGATTTTTTCCAAATCAGGACAGTGGCATACTGGGCAAGTGGGTTTGTGCTGAGCGAGGCGAGCTTCCTCAGCTAAACGGCGACGCGTACCTTTATCAAAGTCAATTGCTCTTAATCGATCAACTTCTCTTCTGAAATTTTCTTGAGGAGGATTTGGTTGTGGGCAATCTTTCATCCACGCCTCTTTTTCCTCGTCGGTTTTTTTATTCCAAGAATAAGGGAAAATCGTATGGCTTGAACAAAATGGGCAAAAATACGAATTATCTATATACTTATCACAATACGGGCAGAAAAATACTTTACTCATATCTTCTCTCCTCAAAATGATATTAACTTTCTTTTTTTGAGAGTTTGTATTTGTTGGAGGATTAAAATTCATAATCACATGCTTTGCATTTAAACTGCTTTCCCGGTTTCTTACTAGCAAATCCCCACACTGCCACGTCAATGAGTTTGGAACCTGCACCTATTTTGTCAAGATGAGGACAACCGCAGACGGGGCATTTGGGTGCATACTTTGCAAGTTCAGCTTCTTGAGCAAGTTCGTCTTTAATTTGCTTATCAAAGGCTTCTGCTTTTTCCAACTCTGCTTTGTCGTTGGTTGGTCTAGGAGGGTCGTAATGAGGAGAATCCTTAAAAAACTCCTGACGTTTTGCGTCGTCCCATTTCTCCCAAACAGATACTTTTGGAACCATACCTCCGCAGAACGGGCAAAACCATACAAATCGCTCTACATATTTATCGCATCTAGGGCAGTAAGAAATTTTCTTGTCCATAATCTCTCCTCAAAAGTAGATATTAACTTTATTTTCTGAATGTTTATATTTGTTGGAGGATTAAAATTCATAGTCACAGTTGTTGCAGTGATATGTTTTCTTTGGCTTGCCAGCGGCAAATCCCCAGAAAGCAACATCCAGAACCTTTGAAGTTGCACTAATCTTACGTAAGTCTGGCGAACCGCAGACAGGACATTTTGGGGTGTATTTAGGATGTTCCTTTTCTTCCAGTTCTGCTCTATATTGGGAATCGAAAGTATTGGCATTCTTTTGAAGTTTTTTGAGAGTATCTGGATTTATTTCAGAAATACTTCTCCTTGGCTTAGTTTTATTTTTCCATTCTTCTTTTTGTTTTTTTGTCATTTCGTTCCATTCTATAAGCAAAATATTGTCTCGAATACAAAAAGCACATAATAAGTCCCATCTTGAATAGTATTTATCGCAAAATGGACAATACCGTACATATTTTTCCATAGATTTCACATCTCCTCGAAATCGATATTAACTTTCTTTACGGTTGACTCCAAAGAAAAAGAATTACAGATAAGTGCTTTTAACCAAGTAGGTACTTCGTTAGTTGCTTTAATTAAAAAATATAAAGCTTACAAGAGTATTCTTGGCGAAACTAATCTTTCTATTTCTGATTTTATCAAATGGATGTTATCAGGTCAAGCTAAACTTGAAGGAACGCGGTTGAAAATGATTGCGTTAAGAGCTGAAGCTCTACTGCTCAATGCCGCGTTGGGTGTTGGAATTGGCCTGCTTGTCTCTTGGGGTACTAAGAAGATTACGGAAGCGGCACAACGAGTGCAAAATGTCGCAACTCAATCCAAGGAAGCAGCCGATGCTGCGCAGAGCACCACTTCCTCTTTAAAGGATTTGGTTAGTGCATATGAAGAACTTGGCGACAAGTCTGGTTGGGATACTGAGGACTTTGATCAAGCAAAAGATATTCAGGCAGAGATTCTTGATCTTGCAAAAGAACAAGGAACGCTTGATGAAAATAAACTTAGCAAACTTAATCTTCAAAATGGCAAGTATGAGGAACAGCTTGGTTTACTTCAGGATATTACAGCGGAGCAGTTGGAGGCATCCCGTTATGAGTTGACACAAAACAAAGACGCTCAAGGCAACAAGCTTGTTGATACAGCCAAGAAGAATAATCGGACGCATTATCTTACTGTTTGGTCGGCTCCTGAAATGGATATGGGTGACCAGATTAAAAACGCGGGCATTGACGTATTTAACAAGTTCGGTGGTTATGGACCTGACAAGTTAAATGATGCGGATTCTATTGTTGACTATTACAACGAGGTTGGCAAAGCATTAAAATATGTCATTGACAATACAACTGAGGCTGAACGAGCTGCAGGTGGAACGTATCATAGTCTGTATCAGTTCTTGCTTGATGAACAATCTGCTCTCCGTGATGATGTAGATTCTTACAACGACTCAACGGATGCCATCAACAACAATACAAATGCTCGTAGAAAACTTCAAGCTGTTGATTTTTGGCAGAATGACAATAATAACAGTATGGATGTCAGTTTTACTTTTGATAAGGTAAATTCTGCTGTTCAAACTCTGGAAAATACGATTGATGGATTTGATGCAAGTAAGTTAAACGAGCTCTTGTGGGGCAAAAACGAAGGATTGTCTGATGAGCAAGCTCAAGCTCTCGCAAATCTTCGTAAGGCTCTAACCGACATGGACTTCTCCGCTGATACAAACGGCGTGAATGCGTTTATTCAGGCACTTGTTCAAGTTGGTATCGTAGCTCAATCTTCAGCAAATGATGTTGATGCGGTAGCACAAGCTTCCCAGAAGATGGAGGATATTTCCTCTAAGATTGATGAGATTCAGACTGCTTATAAGAATGCGACAACCGCTATTGAGGAGTACAATAAATATGGCTATCTGAGTGCGGACACACTCCAAACTCTTCTTAATGAAGACTTCGAGTATCTGAGTTGTCTCGAACTCGTTGATGGCCAGCTTCAGGTGAATACCGAAAAGTATCAGGGTATGATTGCCGCTCAGTATCAGTCTGCGGCCATGGCTCTTGTTGAGAAGGCAAATGCGGAGCTTGCAAAGATTGCACAGGGCGAAAAGAAGGATGCTGTCGAGGATGCAACCAAGGCAACAGAAGACCAAGCAACAGCTTTGACTGAACGGGTTTGTCCTGCCCTTGGCGAGTTTGCAAAAGCATCTATGACAGCCGCTGCAGCACAGGAGCTCTTGGCAAATGGAGATGCAGCATGGTCTGTTGACCCAGAAAGGACTAAGGAAGTCTATGCTGGCCTTGCTTCTGGTTTAAATATTTTGGACGCAACTGTTGACCAAATCATGGGCAATTCGGATAAGTTCCGTCAGCACATGAATGGTTTTGATAAGGAAACCAAGAACCGGAATAAGAATACTGCCAAATCTGTAACTGATGTGGCTTCTGCCTTCGATACCTTAAATAAGGCAATGAAGGAGTATAACCAGTATGGTTATCTGTGTGCTGACACAGCAAAGTCTTTGGTTGGTCTGGACGATAAGTTTACGGCCTGTCTGACGAAGCAGGGCAATAAGCTCCAAATCAATGTAGAGCAGTTCCGTAAGTTTGTGAAGGAACAACTCAAGGAAGCGAATGCCGCAAAAGATGGCGGAAAATCAGCTGATGAGATGAATAAAATTCTGAACTATCTTGATCAGAATGTAGACACAACAACCATCTCCTTTGAGCAACTTACTGATGCCATTGAGGGTTACGGCACCGCAATGGACAAGGCAAAACAAAAGACGGACGCTATAAAATCCGCATTTTCCAGTCTTTCTGATATCGGTAAGAATAAGATTGAGAATCCTTTTGGCGCTCTTGATGCAGATGGTGTTGACAAACAGTATCAGGCAATTCGTGATCTGTATGATAACACTGATTTGTTTACGGATGAACGGTTTGCTGGAGCGTTAAATCCCGAAACTGGATTGGTTGATTATAACAGCGATGCCTTTAAGCAGATGTTCCTCGAAAAGCTTGATGGTATGGCTACTGCTTGTGAACAAACTGGCGGTAAAGCTGGAAAATATCTTGCCCAAGGTTTTAGAGACGCCGAGGATAAGATTAAGAACAATGTTATCAGTATTGAGGAATATATCAACGGCATAGGTTCTACTTTGGAAAACATCAATAATCGGATGGACAACTTCCAAAGTGCATTCAATGACCTGTCCGATATTGTGGACGAATATAACGCCTATGGTGATTTAAGTCAAGATTCAATCCAGAAGTTAATGGGGCTTGACGTAAAGTACACAGCTTGCCTTGAGCTTCAGGGTGATAAGCTTGTGTTCAATAAAGAGGCGTTCCGTGCGCTTTATGTTGCACAGCTACAAAAACTCGCCGCCGATTATGAAGGCACTGATATTGGCAAGCGCTATGCCGAAATCCTTCAAAAGGTTGCCGATGGCACTTGGGATGTCACTGACCACATGAAAGGCATGGGCACTGAGGCTCAAAACCTTCAAACTATCTTCTCTAATCTGAAAGACCTCTTCTCTTCCCTGCTTGATGTTTTTAATAAGTTCAACGATAACAATTCTAACGACCTCAAGATTTATGGCGATGCCATGACTGAAGAGATCGATAAACGAATCGAGGCTCTTCAGGACGCAAACGACGAGCAAGAGAAAGCTATCGAACTAGCAAAATTGCAAGCCGAGCTCGAAAAAGCCGAGACTCAGAAAACCGTCCGTGTTTACACCTCTAATGGTTATGAATGGCAGGCTGATGAGTCTGCTATTAAGGAAGCCCGCGATAATCTCAACTCTAAACAGCGTGAGAACGCTTTGAATGACGAGATTGATAAACTGAACAAGCTGAAGGATAAGTACACTGAACTGATTAACTTGATTGGTTCTAGCTATGAGGACTATCAGAAGAAGCAGGCTTACGCTGCGAAGATCCAGGGCATGACATTCGACCAGATGACCGCTGGTCTTGATGGTTACAAAGATAATGTTATCGCCAACATGAAGGCGATTCAGGGCGCAACTAATGTCAACAATGTCGTCACCAATCTGACCAATTTGGTTAATACTTTGGTTAAGCTGAACGACGTTTTAAGTAGTTTAAGTACTGGGACTACTCAGAGTGGTGGCATTACCGGTCTATTCAATCGAATCAAGAACATGTTCAGCTCATTCGGCAATAAGAGTTCCAGCAAGGGATTCTTGGGTCGCCTCTCGGATGCAGGAAAGAGTATCCTTGGAATCGGCGATGGCAGTGCTAGTAGTAAACTTACAGCTGATATTGCTCCAGTTATAAAGTCTGGTGTCGGCGATGGAATCACTACTGGACTGGATGCCGCAAAACCGTCTATAGCTAAATCTGCGCAGGGGATTTTCTCCGGCGATGGCGGATTGAAGTCTATCTTCCAAAAAGGGTTTAGTGGAGTCGCATCTATTGCCCAAAAAGCGGTTGGCGGGCTTGGCTCAATTTTCGGTAACATTGGCACTACATTGGGTGGCACCAAACTATTCTCTGGCATTGCTGGTATTTTCAAAGGAATTGGTACGACTGTCAGCACTGTTATTGGCACTGCAGGCGGCACGGGTGTTGCCGGAACTATCGCGGCTGCGGTCAGTCATATTCCTGTCATCGGTACGATCCTGCTTGGTGGTACGCTCGCTGTCGGCGCGATTGGTGGAGGAAGTCTCACCACTGGCATTAAGAGAATCGGCGCAGGTATCACTAATGTAGTAAAGGGCATCGGCTCTACTATCAGCAAGGCGGTAAAGGGTGTTGGTAGCTTTATCAGCAAACTTATGCCGTGGAACTGGGGTAAGAGTTCAAGCGACAGCGGCTCCAAGAAGAAAGGCATCGGTTCTTGGAAAATCTGGCCTTGGAACTGGGGCCGTGCTAAGGGTGACAAGCATATCGACCAAGCAGCTCCGTACAATGTTGACGAAGAGGGCGAAGAGATAATTGTTCGTAATCCCGCAAAGGGACGAATGACTTATCTCGAAAAGGGCGATGGCGTTATTCCGGCTGACACTACAGAGAACCTGATGGAAATCGGCAAAGATCCAAAGAAATGGCTCTCTGAGGCTATGAAAGAATCCGGCAACTCGGTCGGTTCTCTGTTCATTGACGACCTGAAGGATGCTAAAACAAAGGGCGACCTGATATCTATTACGAAGAGTCTGGCGAACAACCAGATGAAGCGTCTGCGTGATAAGTTTGATACAGTGTGGAAGCGGCTCGGCAAAAATGCCGGACTGTCTGAAGAGCAGATTGATACCATCGGTAACACCATCTTCGACCGCATGAATAGCATGATTTCTAATTCGATGGATTCTGCCCTTGGCAATAAGAATCTAACTGACGACCAAATCAAGACTATTTGTGCTGAGATGTTCCAGCGCATGGGCAGCGTGTATAAGAATGGATGGGACAACCTCTATTCCCTGTCTCCCGACATGTCTACGGACGCTTCTACTGCAATCAATAAGCTGTTTGAGACCATTTTTGCTGATTACAATGCAGATACGTCAAATATTAGCGACAACCTGTCAAACTGGCTACCAAAAGTCGAGAACACCATGAATACCACTCCGGCTTCTGGTTTGTCTGGCGGTGGCGGCTATTATGGCAATTCGATGGATACCAATATTGGACCTTCTGCATCGTTTAGCTTTAGCAAGGTCAAGAAGACTATCCAAGGGCTCTTCGAGAAGTTCTCCAACAGCAAGCTTGGTACATGGCTGAATAAGCACTCTCTTGGTTCTACTGTGGATAAGCTGACAAAATACAATGAATCCAATGATCCGAACATGGTTCAAAAGGCATTGCACCTGCTCACTCATCCGACAGAACTGATTGCTTCGGCAGTTGAAAGTGCAGTCAAGACAGGCAAAAAAGTTACTTGGGCGATCACTCATCCGAAAGAGGCCGCTCAGGAGGTTGCTTCTGTCGCAAAGGATGCCTATAGCAAGGGCAAGGAGGTCGCGTCCAATGTAAAGGACGCAGTCACTCACCCGAAAGAGACTGCTGAAAAAGTTGTTGATAAAGTGAAAGAGACTTACAACAATATCAAAGAGGCCGTCTCTGAGAAGACTAATTCGGCAAAGAATTGGGTCAAAGACAAAGTCGATAAAATCACAGGCAAGAAAGCTACCGGTTCTCGCAGCATTAACAAGTCTGGTACTTATAATGTTGATGAGAAGGGCCAGGAACTTATCGTCCGCCAGCCTGAAGCTGGGCGCTATACCTATCTTGAGACTGGTGACGGCGTTGTTCCTGCGGACATTACATCTAAGCTCTTTGATCTGGGCGGCAATCCTGACGCATGGTTCCAGAAGCAGCTCGCAAAGAATGGTGGTCTTACCGCAAATGTTCAGAATCGCAGCCAGGCTCCGTCTATCAACATTGGCGACATTTATGTTCAGAAGCCGATTGGCGACGTTGATGGACTGGCTCGTGAAATCGTTCAGGATCTGCCCAATGCAATTTATCAGGAGTATAGTAAACGATAAGGAGGTGTGTTAAGTGACTGATTCAAGAAAAGCTGTCAGTGAACTCGCGAAGATGATTTGCGATACTGCCAGACGTGTCGTTGAGGATGCTTCGTTTGACAAGACCTTCTTTGGTGTTGTAACAGGAACCAGCAACGGGAAATACATCGTAACTTCTGCTGGACAGGAATACACGATTAAATCCAGTCAGTTCTTCAATATCGGAGAGCGGGTCGCGGTGACTGCTGCTCAAAGCAACTACAATACGTTGATTCTTCATAAACTCTAAGCCGCACAAAATGCAGGTAGTTCCGCCAATGACGGATAACCCTGCGAGTGCGGCTTTTAATTTTAGGAGGTGATTCTACCTTGGCGAAACCTATACTGTCCCCTATTTCTGTTTTTGATGCAAACGAAGGGACTACCGCATATTTTAAGGTGGCAACCACCTATGACGGTACATTATATAATAATGCTCAAAAAGCATACGACCAGGCCATTGAGAAGCAGAAGACTACTATCGCTGCTATTAAAAGCCGCGGTGTCGAGACCTATGGGAATATTAACAATCTCAATCGAGCTCGAATTGTATGGACGTCTGAAAATATTGCGAAGTACCAGACCTTCGTGAACGAGATGAATGCGAACGAAACCATCATTTCTGAGGGCGACTATTCTACCGTTCTCGGGTGTGATGATAAAATGGGCAGTCTACAGGTGGCGTACACTCCTCTGTTCCAGACGGACAATGGTGAACTCGTTCCGCTCACTCAATCTGAGATTTCAAAATATTTATCTGATGTCAAAACGAAAGCAACTGCTCTGACCAATGGTCTTGTGGCTGCAAATATCTTGTCCGTTGATGCGGAAGGAATTTCAGAGACAGTTGGTGGAAGCGCAATCACTGTCAAAAAGATGATTGCTGCGGTTGAAGGAGATACTTTTGATGGTGCCCCCCTGTCCGCCTGTGATGTCAGCGCTATCGCTGGTTGGAGCGAGGCCGAACTAAAGAAAACTTATGGTAAAACAAGTACATTTGTCGGCTGGGCCATGCATGATGTTCAGGGAAAGATTTGGAGTGACAAAGATAATGTAGCAGAGAAGACTGCCGCGCTGGAAAAGGCAACGACCACGTATTGTTATGAAGTATATGACAGCATGACCAACAAGTTGCTCGGAAGTGTTGCGAACGCTGTGACCGGTTTCACAGCTAATCTTGGTTATGGCTATAGAATTACTTCGTCAGATTGGCTCGACAATCAGTCTCGTAACTATACTATCCGCGTCAAGGTCAGACTTTCTGGCGAAGACGAATATGGTGATTTCAGTGACCCTATTCCTCTTTGGTGCAAAGAAAAACCAATATTGAGCTTCGACGGGCTTTCTTCTAATGCGGAAAATATTATCCCTACTTCCTCAATTTTGTTCCTGTTAGCGTATCAGTATGTAACTGTACAGGGTGAAACATTAAGTACCTACCAGTATCATTTATACGATGAAAGTAAGAATCTGATTAAAGAATCTGCGGTGTTCTATGGAGCTGTAGGGACGTCTTTTACAGTGAACGGTTTGGATAATCGAACTGTGTTTTATATTCGCGGAACCGGCACAACTCGTAATGGTTATTCTTTGGACACTGGCTTTATTCAGTTCGAAACAAAATATTATGCGAGCGCAGAAGGAGGCACTTTTTTACAGTGTAAGAATAAATTAAGTGACGGATATGTTGCTATTTCAAGCCATCTTGCTGATATTTCTGGAATAACAAAAGACCAGATTTCTTATGTAACATCATCTGGTGGTTATGCTGTGGATTTGACTCATGGTGAAAAAGTCACGTTCGATATTCCGTATCAAATGGAGTTCTATAATGTCAAAGACTATGCGATGGCATTCAAGGTCCGTCCTATTGTTCGAAAAAATATCGTGGAATTCTCGTTCGATCAGGATGGAATGATATATAGAGGCGTTATTTCCACTAATATTCGAGCTTTTTCTAAACTTGCTTACGAAAACTATCTTCCCGCCAACCAGTCCGAATATTTTTATGCTATGCTAAAAATCATTCGTGAGGATGGTGGTTTTGCATATTCAGACGTTTATTTTATTGACAGCAATTATATAAAGAAAACCAGTATGGACGTACTGATTTGCCTGCAGCATAAAGATAATGCTTATGATATTATGATTAGGGAGGTGGAAGAATGAACTTTCTGGGGTATGATTTGTTCGGAACTGGCTCTGACGCCTCCCCTTGTGCTGGAAATCCTTCTCTGGCGGGGTTCGTGATTCAAAATGGTATTTACGACGGTGTCTATCTTTCAGGGTCTCCTGACGAGTTCTCTACCTTTTATGATTCAGGTATGAAATGGACAGAAGACACTTTGCTTTTTGCCGATTTTGATCAAAAAACTCTTGGTGGCTCCAACTTTGAATATGGCTCGGATTTGCACGAAATCAAGTTGAAGCGCCGCGAAATCGGGGCAGATCAAAAACCGTGGGTCTTGCTTTATGAGCAGCTTGCCGGACATGGAAACATCAATTTTGTTTACAACGATTATTTTGCACGCGGGCGGGAAACGGAGTACGAGTACGCTTTGGTCCCCGTTCTTAGCGACGGAACAGAGCTTCCATATATCAAGACAACTGTTCAAAGTAAATTTTATGGAGCTATCATCACAGATGGAACTGTAAGTTATCATATTCTGCTCGACCCTTCAATCACTGAAACCGATCGAAATCGTCAATCATCTGTTGTGACAACCTTAAATCGTAAATATCCATTCGTATTTTTCGGAGGCAAATCAAACTACACTTCAGGCTCTTTTTCTGGTACAGCTATTCGGTATCTAAAAAATGATACTTTCGATGTGGCGCATAGTCATTGGTATCGTGAAGATATGATTGATTGGCTCACGAATGGCGGTGCTAAAATTTTGAAAATTGAAGATGGCCGCATCTGGATGGTTGCTATTGATGGCAACGTCAAATCTTCGAATTCTGAACATCCTGACAAAGTTACTTTAAGCTTTGATTTTACGGAGGTTGGAAGCGTTAATGACGACAACGATATGCTGAATAATGGTTTTGTGAACGTGAGGACAGGTAGAACCGGAGAAGAAACCTACAATATCACGAACAATTTCTACTATGTCGATTCAGACAACACGGATACTACCATCTCCGAAGGCAAACCATATACCGCCACTCTTTCTTCTGTTGAAGATTACGAAATCAGTGGCGTTGTCGTTTTTATGGGCGGCTTAAACGTCACAAACACGACTTATATTAAGCGTATTGATGAATCCACCGGTAAAGTAAGTCACGAAATCAATATTCCTTCTGTTTATGGCAATGTCACAATTATCGCATCTGCAACCCGAGTTCGCATTATTGCTCAAAGCTTTAGTCTAACTGAGAGCAAATTTACGCTCAGTGTTGGCAACAATCACAAGTTAGAGTATACAACTTATCCATCAGGTGCTTCTCAGAATGTTGTCATATGGAAGAGCGCGGATACGAAAATTGCGACTGTCACTGATAAAGGCGTGGTTGAAGGAATTTCTCCTGGGTCTACAACAATTACTGCGACTATGGACAATCTGATTGCCACATGTTCTGTAGTTGTTACGACATCATAACGATAGATGGAGGTGTGCCATGAAAAACTATGCTCCTTCACAAGCAGAGCTTACATTGCTTAAAACACGTGTTAAACATCTCTATTGTAAGATAGAATTACTCGACACTGATATGAATCTTCTAAATTCACTTGAAGGTTTAACTGTTGACGGTTCTATTTCTATCGATTCAGACGCAGATATTCGACGGACCTTTTCCGCTTCTATATATTTGGAGGGAAACAAAGACATTTCTTCTATGTTCGGAGATGAATAGGCCAATAAATATGTAAGGCTTTATATCGGTATGGAGTCAGTTAATAGTAAATTGTACTGGTATTCTCAAGGAGTATACGCTTTCAATCAGAACGGTTTCAAATACAGCAGCACTGAACATGTCCTTAGCATTTCATGCGTAGACCTAGTCGCAAAGCTCGATGGAACGCTTGGTGGTACTTTAACAGGTCAGAAAACAAAAATACCTGTTGGTTCAGACATTGGTAACGCAATCGCAAAAACATTTCGCTTGAGTGGTATGGAGGATTGCGTCGTTGGATATTGGAACCGGAGTGTCCCGCATGACCTTGAATATGACACTGGCGCGACCATTTGGCAGATACTTACTGAACTGCGTGATCTGTATTATCCATTTGAGATGTACTTTGACGGAACTACATTTATCTGCTCTGAGATTCCTACCGGATATGATGCCTTGACAATTATGAGCGCTGCCGACTTTGAAGATCTCGTTATCTCCGAAGACTGTACATACGATTATTCCCAGATTCGTAATTGTGTCGAACTGTGGGGAGCGTCAGTTGAATACGATGCTTTTTCTGCGAAAGATAGAACAACTTTTTCTGTTAGTGGCGATACGACTACAGTTACTGCAAACGCAACTTTTACATCTATGGAGGACTCTCCTTCTGAATTGACGGTCGCTTTTACCACTCCCACAACTGGCCTCAAGAAGAATGTAAAAATTCTTGTCTCACTCCGTTTAACTGTGCAGTCTGCTGATTCAAACGGGAATCTTACAACGACTACTAAATCATTGAGCTACGGAACATACGATTTGTATGCTCGTAATGTTGACGATCAAGGAAACGATGTCTTGATTGATGGGACAACCATTCCTAAAGACACTATGATTGTCGTTAAATATGATTCTAATACTAAGCACTTTTATTATCAGGGGGAACAACAAATCCATGTTATGGTCAAGCTTGTTGATAAGGAACCCACTGATGAAGAGAAAGAAAAAGATAAAGAAGCTGAAAATTGCAAGTACATTCGATATGTTTGCTTGTCAAACGCAGCGGATGTTGATTGGATAAATAGTTCTCGGTTTACTATTGAAAAGCTTGGGCGGCGCAATGAGATTTTGAGTGGAGAAGGCTACGAAAATTATACAACTAATGAATCTGCCATGAACTGTGCTGAGTACAAACACTGGACTCTTAGCCGTTTGACTGATAATGTAACTGTAGAATGCGTACTGATTCCATGGTTAGACGTTAATCAGAAAATTTCGTATACCCCCAAATATATCAATACCGGAAATCAGCCCGTCGATTTTTTAATTAAGAAAATAGATATTTCGCTGGGTGATGGAACTATGACGGTTACTATGAGCCGTTATTGGCCCTATTATCCTTATATTGTCAAAAACAAATATTGATTGGAGGGAAAATTTTGAGTGATTGGATTTTAAACGAAGACGGGAAATATGCCGACCTTGAATACACAAACTTTCCAGCAAGCTGTGATAATTGGACGAACTCTGAAGATATTTCTTCTAGTTTGATTGGCGCGGCAAATCAGTATCGTGCTGCGATGGAAAATGGCAATTACACTAACGCACAAGCTGTACTGAACTCAAATCCTCGTCTCCGAAATGCATTGATCAATGCCGATACTATCAATCGTTTGAAGCATTCTATTATGGCTGTGGAGCGAATGTTTACAAGTACGATAGAGTCGTATATTAAAAGATTTACAAATGCTGCTCAGAACAGTGCCGCCAAAGCCAAAGAATCAGAGGTTGCGGCTAAAGCGAGCAGTGACATTGCCAGTCAGAAGCGCGATGAAAGCCTGCAGATTGTAGAAAACTTAAAAACACTGAAAGGAACTTTGCCAACTGATTTCACAGATTATGCTGATGATATTGCTGACGCCAGAAATTATATTGATGAAACAATTCAAACTCACAATACAGATGAGCATTCTCATGCAGATATTCGTGCTTCCGTCGAAGAGCTAAGAACAACTACCGAGAGTCATAAACATGACGCTGCCGATATTCAGTCTGGTATTATTCCGATTGAACATGGCGGTACGGGTGGTGACACAGCAATCAAAGCTTGCATCAGCCTTGGAGCCCTCCCCCTCTCTGGCGGAATTATGAGTGGTACGTTGTTTTTCGGCTCTAATGATTATTACGTCAATAATTCTGGTGTGGCTGTTTTTAGCAAAGCATATGGCGCTGTTTATAATGACTATGCGGAGCTGTTCCCGCGTGGTGGTGCGACTCAGCCGGGCGATATTATTGCTCTTGATACAAGTAGCCAGACAGAGCGATATATTCGGGCGGACGACACTTCTAAACGAGTGGTTGGTGTTCACACGGATGAATACGCAATGCTCATTGGTGGAGATTTACCAAACAACGGTTCTTCTTTGGATGACTACAATATCGATAAGTATATTCCGGTATCTCTCGCTGGCCGTGTGTGTGTGCGGGTAATCGGAAAAGTCAAAACCGGCGATTTGATTATCCCTTCTAAGGTCCCCGGGATTGGTCGTGCTGTTGAAGATGGAGAAATCGTTTCGCCGGATATTGTTGTTGGTTATGCAGTCGAGGGCGATGATTTATTCTGTGAGCGTCGCATTCGTGTGCGAGTAAAGGGGTGATTTTATGGCTGAACAGGGTGGACTGATTAGTCCAGAAGATTTTACTTCGTTAAAAAAGCTCATCAATACTGAGATTACTCGTCGTTCTAATTCCAATAGTACCGGATCTCTTTCTGCATACAACGGGAGTACATAGCAGTTTTCTGAAACTCCAGTGAATGGAAAATTTATCACATACGAGCATATTCAGAAAATTACGACTCCATTGAATGCTATCGATGGGAACACTTCAACTCCTGACAAAGAATCTTTGGTTTATGCACAAACGCTGAAAGACTGCCTTGTTAAAATCAACGATTTATCGTCCAGGAGTTTAACTGGGTCTTCCAGCGGTTGCCGTTCCAGCTGTACAGGATTGTGCTCTTCTGCTTGTTATTCTGGTTGTACGGGGTGCAGCGGAAGTTGCTCTGGAACTTGTGAGGACGGTTGTAGCGGCGGATGTCGAGGAGATTGTGATGGATGCAAAGGAAGCTGTGAGGGATGTTCTGGAAGCTGTGATGGAATGTGTCAAGGTAGTTGCTACGGCTGCTCTGGCGGTTGCGAGGGATGGTGTAAAGGAAGTTGTGGAGTTAAATCTAATTAAGGAGGGAGAAAATGGAAAGAGATAAAACTGTTTTTATAAAATGCCCTTCTACGGATTCTGAATACAGAAAGAATCTAGTGCTTTTTAATTTCCTTCGAATGATGCCGATTCAAGAAGATGGTTTTTCTACACCCTTTGAATTAAATCCTCAAAAATTCACCTTCCAGTTTTGGCTCGGATATTTGTCCTGTCTTCAGAATTCGGGTTTAGAGGAAAATTCCTTTTCTCGGTGGCTGAACTATGTAAAGTCTATTATTAACCTTATATCAAAAAGCTGCGATTATTCTTTAACCACTTCCGAGAAAACTTTATACTCTTATGCTATTGCCGTCCGTGTGTATCCCGATGCACAAAAATGTATTGCTAACACCAATATAATCTCTGACAGCAAGCTGGAAAGAATCCTTAATGTGCCGCTTGAAAGCGACGAGCAAAAGTGGGCTATGTATATTGTGGCAAACGCTGTTTTAGCTTCACTTGAGCTTGAGGAAAATTTTCGAGTACATTATTTTATTGAATTTATGAGTAAGATACGAGACCTCGAAAATGAGTTTCCCGAGCTCGAAAAGAAGTTTGATAATTATCGTATAGGAAAGGGGCTATATGAAGAAGATTCTTAAATTAAACGAGAAGGATTCTATGTTGATTGAACGACTGTTTTATATAAACAAGAGCTATGAGTCTCTGCTCTCGGTCATCTCAAGAAAATATTTTGAAGAAAATTCTAGCGACTACCGCGAGATGATTGAATATTACCGTTCGCTTTATCAAAAAGCAAATATCGAATTTACATATACAAAAAATACATTGCTTGAAAGTTTGCTTGGATTTATCCCATCTTATTACAAATTTGATTTTTATAAGCAGGAGGTGGAGTGCGAATGGTAAATAGTTTTATACCCACAGATGACTACGCCGAACGCATTCGTAAGCTCTTCCCTTCTACTAACGGATACAACGAGCAGACCGCCCGCAATGTAACATTTCAGGTGACAGGAAGCTGCAATTTGAGATGTTCTTATTGTTACGAACACTGCAAAAGCTGTTCCGTAATGACACTCGATACGGGCAAGAAAATCGTCGATTATCTACTCGATCTATATGAAAATAGCGAGGGAGATTTTATCACTCAACGCACTAAAGCCCTCGTTTTGGATTTTATTGGAGGCGAGCCACTGCTGGAGGCTAAACTGATTGAGCAGATTTGTGACTATTTTTACGAACAGTGTTGGTTGCGAAAAAATCCGCTGGCTGTGCTGTCCCGTATTAGCTTTACTACGAATGGGCAAGCATGGTTTACGCCCGAAGCCCAGCATCTTATCAAAAAATATCATGACGTCATGGGCATCACCGTTTCCATTGATGGAATCCAAGAATTGCATGATGCTTTTCGTGTTGATGTAAATGGTGTCGGTTCGTTTTCTAAAGCATATGCCGCATTTCAGGATGCAAAAAAATATGGCTGGCTCAACTCAAAAATGACTTTCGTTCCTGGTTCTGTCAAATATATTTACCCCAGTGTAAAGATGATGGTAAACGAGGGCTGCAAAATCATTCACTGCAACTTCGCGTATGAGCCCGCTTATACGAAGGAAGACGCATCGAATATTTATTTCGCGCTAAAAGAACTGTCTGATTGGCTCATCGAAAATAAAAGCGACGTTTACATCACAATGTTGAATGATGATGTTGGACACCCTATGGCTCCGGGTGACAACCACAATTACTGCGGCGGCACTGGTTCGATGCTTTCTTTTGCTCCTGATGGTAAAGCTTATCCATGTATTCGATATGCCCCTATTTCGGTCGGCAAAGAGAAGGCCGCGCCGATGTGTCTCGGTAATTGCTTCGACGGACTGTACAAAACAAAGCATCAGCAAGATACAAAGACCATGCTGGACGCTATCACACGCGAAAGTCAGTCAACAAAAGAGTGCTTCGAATGCCCCGTAGCTATGGGCTGTGGCGGCTGTTCTGGCTACAACTACGAATGCTTCGGTACTCCAAATCATCGCAGTACCAATATTTGTTTAGCACACAAGGGTCGTGTTCTTGCCTCGTATTATTACGCAAACAAGAGATTCATTGAACTTGGAGACACCGAACCTCGTGTGATTTATATGCCATATAACGAAGTAGTCGATATTCTTGGTGAAAAATCGGCTGCTGAACTTTTTGAGTTACAAAAAGCAGCCGCTATAAAAATGAGAAAGGAGGAATAAAATGACCACTACGCAAGAAGATTACATGAGACGCCTTACTAATATTCAGAATATGGGCGGCGTTTCTGTGTTATCAATCAATACCAAGAAAGAGCCTCGTTTTGTTATTAACGCTGATACTCGTGCCATTACGATTCCTGCGGTATTTAAGTTTCTTGGTGTTAAAGGCGATCATAATGCAGAAACCATTTTCTTCGAGATTGACCGTTATTTCGACGGCCATGATTTAACCGAAGAGACTTGTATCGTCCAGTACAAAATGGTGGGATCTACCGGAGTTGAACTTGGTGAAGGATTCTTCCCTGTTACTCAGATTGATATTACAACTATTCCCGGAAAAATAATTTTTGGCTGGACAATCCGAAATACTGTGACAGCCGAGGCAGCTACGGTATCTTTTTCTGTTCGATTTTATAGTATTGAAAATATCGGAAATATTTCGACCTTTAAATACAATTTTAACACACTAGAGGCGTCTTTGCCCGTTCTTGACACGCTCAATACTAGTAATTCCTCTCCTATTTATAAAGCTGAAGAAGTGGAATCAATAACGGCAAAATTTGATTCAGCCGTAAAATCAGCCGAATCCAGTGCTAAAATATCTTCTCAATATGCTGATATTGCTGCCACAAATGCTACAAACGCTATTGATGCCGCAAAGTCGGCGATCAACTATGTGAATACAAATTGGTCGCCAGAACTCAAAAGGGCCATGCTTCAGCTATTTGAGTCGGTTGCCAACAGCGACGAAACCGTCCGTGCTGCCTACACATCCATCAAAGAGGCATGGGAAGCCACTGTTGTGGTTGCAAATTGATATATGCTCATCTCTGTGTGGGATGGGCGCTTATTTTATTGGAGGTGTTTATGAACCTTATCTATTCAAATGAAGGCTTCAAGGCTACTAAGTTTTCAGAGTCGCAGAGTTATAGTCTTGATGAAATCACCTTCTTTCTTGATAAAAAATACGTTAAACTGCGGCTTTATCTGGTTCTGAAAGACCAGAAAAATCATCTGGATATTGTTGGGCTCAAGCAGGTCAATAGCACAAGTACCAACTATTATAACTACGAGTGCGACATGACTGCTCCCGTTAAAGCTTGTGACGGCCCCTGTTCTGTTAGTATCATGGGTATCGATCCTGCTACGGAAACTATTGCTTTGTCAACCGGCTGCTTTGCACTGAATATCAAAAATGACATCTATAATTTCAAGACTCAAATCGCCATGCTTGAAGAATTCAATCGGAATGCAGCGGACATCTATAATAAGACGCTCGCTCTTTATCAGGGTGTGGTGCAGATGTCAGAAGTCAATGTTCAGATGCTGAAGGAGGTCGATAATTCGTGATCACTTCTTCTCATGAATACATGCAGCGTCTACAAGACATCCAGAACCAAGACAACCTAAAAGAACTTGTGATGCTCCCTTCTGATGAGCCAAGATTTATTATCGACGCTAATAGCAGAACCATAAGCATCCCTGATGATTTTTCATTTTTAAGTGTCGTAAATGACCATGGCGCTGAAACGGTCTATTTCGAAATCGACCGTTATTTTGACCAGCATGATTTGAGTGACGAAATATGTGTTATTCAGTTCAGATCCGTTGGCCCAAATGGTGATGTAAACGAGGGCTTCTTCCCTATCACCAAATTGGACATTGAAACTGTTCCAGGAAAGATACTTTTTGGTTGGACTGTTTTGAGCGATGCCACAAAATACGCTGGCGATGTTCAGTTCTCAGTACGGTTTTATAGCATCGAAACCGAAAATGACGAGCCGAAATTTGCTTACGATTTCAATACTGTCCCTGCCACATTGCCTATCAAGAATAGCCTGAATACTACCGGAGAAGGAGCGCAAGTTGACCCCACCGCTGTCGAAACAATGATTTCACGATTCGCGGATATCGAGCGAAGAGCGAACGACAGTATTGCAAACACAGCGGCAAGTCGGGATGCAGCGGCAGTAAGCGCCAAGAATGCTGCTACATCCGAAAGTAATGCACAGGCTCACATGAATGATGCTCAAACGGCTATGAATACTGCTCGTGAGCACCGAGATGCTGCGGCTGATAGTAAAACTGCTGCCAAGACAAGTGAAACTGCTGCTAAAGCGTCAGAAACCGCATCCGCCAAAAGTGCTGCTGACGCATTGGCTTCCTTGAGAGAAGCACAAGAGGCCGCTGAAAAAGCCGACCAAACTATCGCCACAAAAGGATGGATCTGGCTGGATGATAATAATGATAGCGGAATTTTGACTCTGTATGTTGCAGACAGTGTCGCTGATAACGTAACAATGCGTGACGATGGACATGGAAATCTGGAGGTGGTGTTGTCTTGAAAAATTATAGAGAAGTCGTTATCGGTCCCTATAGTGCCTATCAGATTGCCGTAAAACACGGGTTTGAAGGTACTGAGGAAGACTGGCTCAAATCTGTAGAGCGAGACCGATTGGCTGCGGAAGCGGCTGCTGAAAAGGCAAAAAAAGTAATTGCGGCAGATACGACGCTCACTATTTCCGGCGCTCCGGCGGACGCTAAGATAACTGGTCAAAAATTCGATGAGCGATATACCAAAACCGAGGTCGATCGTGAATTTGATAACCGGTATACCAAGACAGAAGTAGATGACAAAATCGCGAGTATTGTGAGTGACAAAACGCTGAATGTGGAAGGCGGGTTTGCTGATTCTAAAACGGTGGGCGACATTATCTATCCAAAGGTAACTGTATCTACCGATGCAGGAAGCAATTTGAAATTCTCATGTGGCGATATTGTTATAAATACTACGGTGGGCGATACTGGAGCGGCCGTTGTTAAATTACCTCGGGCTGGAAGGTGGGATATTAAAGCAACTCTCGACGATGACTGGCTTGAAAAAAGCATCAATATCGAACTCGGGAAAGACTATGATGTTCCGATGGGGTATTTAACTATCGAAGGTGTATGTTGGAATTATGGTAATAGTTCTACTGCTTGTACTCGTTTGACCAGTGCGAATGACCCCAACAATTTGGTCAATATAGATATTACAACAGATCCGTCCCCTGCTGTGGGTGGTGATAGCGGAAGCAGTCTATTTGACTCTTATATGCCTTGGAGAAGGATGGAAGAATACAATGTTGTCTCTGGTGAAATTGGTCCCAAATTTGGAGAGGATGGATTTACTCGTTCAGACGCAGATGTTGTGGTGTTTATTCCTGAGTTTTATTATAAAATCATTGACGATGCTACTGGAAAGAAGCGCTATTTCTACGTCGCCAGCAAGGAAAAAAGCGGCTTCGAAAAGCATCCCGGGTCTGGTCGATATGTTGGGCGATATAACACTGATAGCAATAGCACTTCTTGCACAGGAAAAACTCCGCTGGTAAGCATCACCAGAGCTACTGCACGAAATAACGCCAAAAATAAAGGCAATGGATGGGCGCTGTATGACTACGCGAGTTGGTGCGCTATTGGGTTACTCTACATTGTAGAATACGCAGATTGGGATAGCCAGAGCAAAATCGGCAAGGGTAACATTAGTAGCAGCGCGGCGATTTCGTCCGGTGGCACTGATAGCATGATATTTCATACTGGCAGAGCTTCCGGCACGGACGGCACAACCGCCGTTCAATACAGACATATCGAAAACCTGTGGGGCAACGTCTTTGACTGGGTGGACGGAGTAAACTTCAGCAACGATACGGTCTATGTTTGCACTGACCCAACCAAGTACGCCGATGATACCTCCACTGGATACACCAATGCAGGCACCAGAACCACTTCCAGCGGATACATCAGCGCTCTTGGAGCATCCACAACTACACCGTGGGCTATTTACCCCTCGTCTGCCGGAGGCAGCGAGACCACCTACATCCCGGACTACTCGTGGTATTCGAGCGGCTGGCCTGTGCTGTTTGCGGGCGGTTGCTGGAACACCGGCTTGAATGCGGGCCTGTTTTGCTTCTTCGGCTACTACGGCTCGTCCTACGCGAACGGAGGCGTCGGCGCTCGCCTCCTCTTTATCCCGCCAGACGAATCGTCTTCGTCTTAAAAAGGAGGAATAGTATGAAAGTGACTGCAAGTGTAAAACCAAAAATGCCTTGTACTGCTGAACCTCATCCACGGAAGCCTGGCATGGCTTTGGTACGCCTATTCGCAAACGTGGAGCCATATGAAGAATCTGTAGACAAGACAACAGTTTCTGGTTGGACATATAACGAATACCAGCTGGTAGTTCCATGGTATCCTAATCTTGAAAAAGATGTCACGGCTGCATATGATAGCTGGTCGACGAGCGCAAAAGCGGCTGAAGACGAAAAGAACCAGCTGGCTTTATTGATTGCAGCTCAGAATGATACTGATAGTATGGTGGTAGACCAAGAATATAGATTGACCCTGCTAGAATTATCGACGTAAAAGAAAGAGGTGTCATGATGGAACTTTATAATATGGAACTTTGTAATGTATGTGCTCGTCTTATTGACAAAGGGAGAACACAAGGCTTGCGTGAAAAGTTGGATGTTTTCTATGCCGGTGACCGATTGACAAAAGATGAGTATGAAAAGTTATGCGCGATGTTAAATTAACTATCTACACAATTCTAACTATGCCTAGCGCAGAAAGGATGTGATTTTCATGGGCAAAGTAATTCCAATCGGTCCCTATTCTGCATATGCGATTGCTGTACAGCATGGTTATGAAGGGACTGAAGAGGAGTGGATCAATTCCGTTGAGCGAGACCGTGTAGCCGCCGAGAAAGCCGCAAAAGAAGCCAAAGAGTTTGCAAACGCAGATCCAACTTTAACGATTTCTGGTGCGCCAGCAGATGCAGCCGCTACCGGCCAAGGACTCAATAATCGCTACACTAAGGCAGAAATCGATGACAAATTGAAAAATATTAAAACAGACAAAACGCTGAGTGTAGATGGTGGGTTTGCTGACGCTAAGGCCGTGGGTGATAGATTGACTCCCTTAGAGGGGTTTGCTGGAGGATACCTTGGGATTTGGACGATTGCGTTAAATACAAATGGGTGGATTTCAAAAGAAAACTGGACCGAGCATGTTGATATGGCTGGATATAACTATCAGTGTATTGTAGAGCTTCCAAGCGCAACAGTGGCAACGATCCCCTTTGCTGTTCCAACGCCGGAGACGTTTAGTACTGCTATTACAGCCGGTCTTGCTGGCGTATGCGAGACTAAAAATGGGAGCATTACTTTTTAGAGTGAAACAGTTCCTGAAGGTGTCATCAATTTACAAGTATCATTATTCGGTCCATCTGTAGATTCGGCGAAAAAAGTTTCGGAGGTCTAACATGTCGCTAGGAATTACCAATTCTCAGTCATTTCTTCCTGGAGAGATGGGACTATTGCTTGGCACATTAGACGTTCCGTTTTTTACGCGAGAAAAGATTGATAAAATGTGTAAAGCTAATTGTTATCCAAATGGAGTACTGGTATATACTGGAACGATTTTTGTTACAACTAGCGATTCTGTTCAGGTCACATTACCATCGAATGTATCGTATATTAGGCTTCGAATAATATCTTCAAACGTAGCACTATCTACTTTCCCTGCAGATGGTGCGAAGATAACTCGTGGCACAAGCGTTGCCATTGAGTGTTCTGCAGGAGGTACTGATGATGGACGTCCCATTTTGACATTTAGTTCCGATGGAGTTTTGACTTATCCTCGTTGCACTTCTGGTAATACATATTTCCGAGGACTGATCGAAGGTTACCATTGCTTTGATAGTTAAGGAGGCAATAAATGTTTATTGATCATAAAAAGGGTTTTGTGTTCGCCCCCCCCCCTGAATTTTGGGGGCCATCTACTGTGAACGAGGTGTGAGATATGGGCTTGGAAGTGTAAATATGGTTAGTTTTGTACCAAAAGAAATTGGTGCGTTGATTGGGAATACAAGCGTCATTCCCTTTACCAGAGCCGAAATTGAAGCATTGGTAAATAGAAAAGCGTATCCCGAGGGGAAGCTTGTTAGTTCTGGAGAGGCGTCGTTCAGCTATAATAAAGATGGCGTATTGAATTTCTCTGATACTGTGGATTATGTTAAATTGATCTGCAAAAGCTGTCCCACAGACGCTATGCCTTATTATAATGTTCCCAATGGGACAAAGATAAACAGGGGTGGTTCTTACAGCACGGATACCGGTAGTCGTTATTATTGCAACATTTCTTTTTCGGCAGACGGAACTTTGCGTTTCGTTGGATATTACGCAGCAAGCAAAAACCTTACAGCAACTTATTTTGTCGAAGGTTATCATTACTACTAAGGAGAAAAATTATGAATTGTCTTAGAAATTCTTTCGTTAAAATTTTCAAAAAAAAAAAAAAAGAGGGGCGAGAACCCTTCTGGGTTGACGTATTAGAGCACTTGTTCCCAGCCGTGTCTATTATCGCCAATTATTACGTGGGTGATATGATATGGCGCTGGGAAGTGTGGCTGTCAGCGGCGGCATGAGCAAAAAAGAGAAAGAGAGGTTGATGTATATGGACGGTAAGCTGGTTTGGAGCGCAGCGATGGGCGCTTCCAGCAGTATGAGCACCACTGCCCCGGCAGAGGTGGACTATATCGTGGTGAAGCCTATGGCTTTGGCTTTTACAAGTTCTGTCCCTTACTCGCAGCAAAAAACGGCACGGGTTGCCCGAGGAGGCTCAGGTCATGTATCGTGGATGCAACATTCAAGGTACAACAGTTCGACAGTGTCCAGCAATTATGCAAAGGTCACATTTTCAGCCGAGGGAAACATCAGCATTTATTATCCGCAGGATAACAGTGATGACTACTGCACTGTTGAGGGCTACCACTACTACTGATGACGAATAACAACAATTTAAATACGGGAATACAATTTATGAGTAAAGGAAATGTTGCCACTAAAAGTGGCATTACCACATATTCAAAAGAAGAAATACTTTCTTTCATTAAAAAGGCTATGGAAGGACGAGGACGTGTCATTTATACGGGAAGTGGAGCTGTATCCTATAATGATGACGGAGTTTTTGACGTCCCGGAAGAAACTGATTATGTCGAGTTGACCTGTGTCTATTGCGACTCTAATGTAAGTAATTATCTATTTTCTAAAGGAACAATAGTAAAGAGAGGGCAAAGTGTTGATAGTGCAAGTAACTATGAATGCACAGCTTCCTTCCCTACTTCTGGATCTTTTCGTCTTATTGGATATAATAAAAGTTACAAGACTTCCATAGCATTTTATATTGTTGTGGGTTATCATTATTAAATTCACGTTATAAAGCTTAAATAAGAAAAGAGGTGATTTTATAGTGGTCGGGAATGTATCGACAAATAACGGCACTACCACATACACAAAGAATGAAATCGATTTACTTATTAAGGGAGCAAAATATAGCGATGGAGAGCTTGTTTATACTGGCAGCACTTGGGTGAGTTACAATTCAGATGGAACTTATTCATTTCCAGAAGATGTTGATTATGTAAAATTGACGTGTACAAACTGTAGCTCGTATGTCCCTAATTATCAATATCTTAACGGTATAAAGGTTGCAAAAGGTAGCGTTGTATATAGTGCCAACGACTCATATGTAAAAGCAGATTTCTCGACACCGGGCACGTTAAGACTTGCTGGATATTCTTCCGCTTATAAAAATGATAGAGCGTATTACACTGCGGAGGCATACCGTTATTTTTAATTCAAGGAGGTGATTTCCGATTGAAAACAAATGCTGATGAATACATGAGACGATTGGCTGACATACAAAACCAGTTCAATTCCCCTTCTCTTGTTATGCTTCCCACAGACGAACCTCGTTTTATCATCGATGCTAACGAGCGCACGATTTCTATTCCCGATGGCTTTACTTTTCTTGGTGTCTTAAACGACCACAATGCAGAAACCGTTTACTTTGAGATTGACCGGTACTATGATCAGACTGATCTCAGCAAAAAGACGTGCATTGTCCAGTATGAATCTAGGGCAAACAAGCATGGCGGATTTTATCCTGTCACAAAATTGGATATTACAACCGTGCCTGGCAAGATCATTTTTGGATGGGAAGTTCAGAATGATGCAACATCCTGTCCTGGAGATCTTGAATTTTCGGTAAGATTTTACTCCACAAAACAGGACGATGACAGGATTATTTTTAGTTATAACTTTAACACAGAAGTCGCTGTATTGCCAGTTAAAGACGGGTTGGATACTATGGAGAAGTCTGTACAGATTGAATCTGGAGAAGTGCAAACCCTGACTGATAAATTCACTGGTCTCTTAAAATACGCCAAAGAGGTTCAGGAGCGTGTTGAGAGCGTCGATATTGTAACTTTAGACGCCATCAATGCGGCTAATACGGCGACTCAAAAAGCCAAAGAAGCCTCATCCAGTGAAGCTATTGCCACGGAAAAGGCAAATGCCGCCATTAGTTGCGAACAGATTGTTGTTGCGAGCAAAGAAGCAGCTGCGACCTCGGAACAAAAATCCAAGACTAGTGAACAAAACGCTCGGACATCCGAAAAAAACGCCTCTAAAAGTGCGACTGCAGCGGCCAGATCAGAAGCTAATGCTAAAGCAAGCGAAAATGCCGCCAAAATCAGCGAAACGAATGCTGCGTCAAGCGCCGCTAGTGCGAAGGAAAATGCAGATAAAGCACTTTCTGTAGCCTCGCCACCTGATAAAACGCTGACTCAAGAGAATGTTCCTGCAGAAGCCAAGACGACTGGTGACGCCCTGAAGGATCGTTACACCAAGTCAGAGGCAGATGCGAAGTTTTCTTTGAACCCTGCCACAGCAGATACTCTTGGTGGGGTAAAAATTGGCACAAACCTTACTATCTCCGAAGATGGCACATTGAATGGTCCTACCTTGCTGGCATTCCAGTGGGGTACTACTGCTCCAACAACTCTGCCTGAAGGGACGATATATATCCAATATAGTACATAAGGAGGTGGCGTGATGAGTATCTATGTCGGAGTCGCTATTACTTCCGCTACCATCACCGAATCAAATATCTCTAAGTATTTTACATCGTCTAATGGGTCATATACTTTTGTGTAGAGTGGCGGAACCCTCGAAAACAACAACAAAAACATAAATCGTACAACCGCAACAATTACATTAACCGCAAAACAAACATCTTCCATTAGATTTGAATATGGATGGGGCTCTGAGTCAAACTATGATAAATTTACTATCGTAGTAGGCGAAACAACTGTAATAAGTTCTGTTAGTGGGACGGGCTCTAATTCTTAGAGTGGAACGATTTCTAAAGGACAAACAATTTCCTTGACCTACTCTAAGGACGGATCAAATTCATACAACGGTGATTTTGCAAAAATATATAATATTGTTTTAAGCGGCCTTCCGAGCGCAATCGTTCCTGTTGCGGCTCAGAAATTATATTTCGGCCTCCCAGAAGGTGGCGGCAATGTGGTAGTGCAAAAAGCGTACATTGGTGACGCCACGAATACTCCGCGATTGTGGTATAGTGCCACATAAAAAGAAAGAAGCCCTCGGCTTTTGGCCAAGGACCTCTTCCCCACATACATATTAGAGTAGGTAACACATAATTTGCTCGACGAAAGTAAATCATGCTGTAACATACTATATCATGATGTGTGAAATTTGTCAACGTAAAAAGAATCGAGGTGATTAAAATCATATGGACGAATTATTGAATTTTATCCTAAATCATCTCGGCTCAGTGATGGCCGGGAGCAGCGGATTGATCGCCGTTGTTATGTCAGTGATACAAGTCTCTAAAATCGAGATCAATCCATGGTCTTAGGTAGCCACTCACATTGGGAACGCCCTGAATGCCGGTGTGATGAACGAGATCAAAGAAACCAAATCCGAGCTCAAAGATATCCGCTCCGAGCAAGAAGAGACTCGTAAAAAGCTAGATAATCACATCGAAAAGGGCGAAGAAGACAAGGCTGATGGTTATCGTAGTCAGGTACTGCGCTTCAATAATGAGCTCGTTCGCGGGCTCGGCCACACCGAAGAAGACTTTGATGACATCCTTGATGTCATTGGGAAGTATGAAGATTATTGTAAGACCCATTCCAACTACAAGAACAACAAGATGCCCTTCGCCATCAAGAACGTGGGGCGCGTATATGACGAAATGCTACGCACTAATGGTTTTTTAAAACCAAAAGAATAAGATTACGTAACTCATGACCTCGAACGATGTGTTCGGGGTCTTTTATTTTTTTTTTTTTTTTATCAGGAGGTATATTATGATGGACTTTTTCAATCAGGTTGTTGCTACTATTGCACAGTTGGCCGTCGCAGGTGCTGGCACCGCTTTTATGGTCTATGGTATCCCATATCTCAAGAAAATTGGCGTCTATAAGCTTGTCCAGATGACCGTTCGTGCTGCTGAGAAGGTCGGCGCAACTGGTGTTATCAAGAAAGCTGACAAGAAGAAGTATGTTGTCGCTGCTCTTGAGAAGATGGGTGTTACGATCACTCCGACTATCGACATGATGATCGAGGCTGCCGTCAAGGAGCTGGACATTCAGAACGAGAAAATTGAGAATGAGTTGAAGAAGAATTGAGGTGCGCCGCATGGCAGTAAATACATACTCAATGAAGAAAGATTGGAACAAAAAGGTGTCGGCTCATTTCTCCGTCTATGAGTTCGCCTGCTCTGATAAAAGCGATACCGTTCTAATCGATACAGAACTTATCTACATTCTTGAGCAGGTGCGGGCTCATTTTGGCAAGCCCGTCCATATTAACTCCGGCTACCGCTCCCCTTCTTACAATATTTCCATCGGCGGCAGTCCTCGCAGTCAGCATTGTTTGGGTACGGCAGCGGACATTACCATCAAAGGTATTGACCCGATTCGAATTGCGCTATACTTGGCTTCCATGCCTTATTTCCAGAAACGGGGTGGTATCGGCTATTACAGTCGAGTGCAGTTAACAGGAGGCTTTGTTCATGTTGATGTGCGGAGCTGGAAGTCTCGCTGGATCAGTAAGGTTGGCACTGCATATGTATCGGTGAGTAAAATCATGCCTACGATTCGTCAGGGCGCGAAAGATTGTACTGGCGGCATCTCGTATACAGTCACCGTGCTGCAGCGGCATCTAGGCGTAAAAGCGGACGGCATCTTTGGAGCGAGTACTAAGGCAAAACTGATGGAATGGCAAAAGGCACATGGCTTAAGTGTTGACGGTATCTGTGGACTAGCTACATGGGGTTCGTTTTGATGGAACATCAGAATACTCTTCGTGCAGGAGATAAAATCAAATTAGACGGAATACTATATTCAAACAGCCAGACACATTGTGGGATGTGCCGCTCTGGTGAGTGGTTTATTTATGATGGAAAACTTGTCAATGGGCGGTATCGAGTGACAAATCTTGAAAGCCGTATTGGCAAGTATCCAATCTCAGTAAATGTGTCAGGCTATGTTGAGCCAGGTGATATTGAACTGATATAAAACGAATGGGGTATTGATCCTTAATTGGACCAGTACCCCATTTTTTAGCTTTGATTATTTTATCGATTCAGACAGCCACCCTTTCCATCCGCCAACTGTGTGCGGGCAATTATCCTGCTGTGCGACCAGTTCATTTAAGAGCGCTGCCAGCTCATCATCTGACAGCTCTCGAATTGCCTGTGCTTTATTATTTTTGTGACCAAATTTATCCCGGCTGTGCTTGTGCAGAATGAAACCGAGTGCGATATCAAGTATTGTTGGATTATTCATTAGTTTTATCCTTATATTCACCAAGTCCGTGCTTTTCTATTAGTTGTTTTCGAGTTTTTTCTCTGAAATCAGTCGCCTCTTCTATTGTATCGAAGTCTTGCGTTGCACGTTCTTTGGCAACTTGAACAGAAGCTCGGAATTTTCCTTTAACCTTAAATATCCCTCGGACTCCTGTACTGCTTCTCGAAGTTGCTTTTACGCTAAATACGCCAGAGACGCGAGAACCATTCACGATTGTTTTCGCGTTTGCTTTTATAGACAGCTCTTTCATTTTGTCTATATTATATTGTTGGCATCCACAGCTTAAAGGGTTTCTACGAATAGTTGTTGCAGGGAGTTCTTTTTCTTGTCCACAAATATTGCAGTGGCACAAATAAAGAGCGTTCCCATTATCATCCGTTCCTACTCGTTCTAATACGGTAACAGCTCCAAAAGTTTTGCCTGATAAATCTGCTCTCTTTTCTTTACAACGGCAACCGCAATCTTTCTTTTCTTTAAGATGAGACCCTACAATATCTACTTCGGCTCCGCATCTATGACAGATACAGTGCCACAATGGATCTCCGCGCTCAGTGCTGCCGTTCCGGCTGAGAACTTCTAGGTCGCCGTACCATTTACCAGTCTTGTCTTTTGCTATATGTTTTCCTGTTGTTCCTTTAGTCTTACCCAT